TACTGTAATCTCCTCTATCCCTGTAATATCATTATCAATAGGTTGACTTACTATTGTTGCTAAGTCGTTATCATTTAAATCCTTTGTTTCTCCTATTGTGCTATTATAGGCTAATGATAAAATTTCCGAATATAATACCTCTCGACTCAAAACAAATCTAGGGATAGAAGTTCCTGAACCTGTAACACTTAATATGCTCAGGGCTGCTCCATCTGTCGATATTGACCATCCATCTGTAGTAATAACCACAGCCTCGGAAAAGCCTAAATTTACTTCATTAATTGTCCCATCCGTTATATTAACCGAATCAAGGGTAGGACTATTTACGTCATAAACACCGACATAGTATATCCAATATTGATATACTGTTCCGTCAAAAAATACCGAAATTCCATAAACAGCAATATCATTTACGTACTCATTTTTAATCTCTTTCCAATTTGCAGGAAAATTAATTGCACTGCCGTCTGTTATTATTGGACAATAAACTATAGAACCCTGCCCATTTGTATTAGAACCTAAACTAATTGTTAAAGCCCCTGCTTGCATGTATCTACTAAAATACTTTTCATCTACATCAAAAGTTATTGCGGGAGTAAATACACTACCTTTAGAAACTGTAGCGTTCCCTTTTCCTCCAGTATCAGCTACATCTTGTACTTCTGCAAGATACTTTATTCCTTTTTTACCTGTAACTTCAATAATCTCTTTACCAGTTAAGCCGCCGGGTTTAATCTTACCTATTGGGTTCATAGTGTGGGTGTGTATATGTGGATGATACAAAGTTAGTGAAAAAGGTTAGAAAAAAAAATTATATATTTTTTGTGTATGTTAAGGGAGTGATTCTATCCCTACGATTGACCCCGTTGGGTGTTGAAGGATCCGGTGTACCCCCTGCTTTGCAGGATAGGATCTGATTTTGGACATCAAGCCATGAGCTTGACGGCATATGATCGGTCTAACCAACCGTACCGGTCATATGGAGCAATTACAGTGCTAAGCACGACATACCACGGTAGAGATTCGCACCAATCACCATGTGTGCCTTGTTAATATAATGCTAACTGGACTGCTGTCGACCTACAAGATAGGGATGAGACTAGAAACACCGTGGTTACTATCCACCTACGTTTCACAGTAACTCTGCTTAGTATTATATTAACAAGCGATGGCGCTGTCTCTTATCTGATGTAAAACACTAACACAGTGCAGATAAAACTCGTAGAAGTGACTACCATCATTTTACTGATTACAAGACATTACGGGCGAAGCCGAAAACCCGACGTAGAGTAGGCACATTTCAATAAATGACAATATCATGGAAGAATTGACAATTGCAAGGGCTAGTTTCACAAAGGATTTCGCACGTATCATCCTGTCTTTCACAGACGAATCAATACCTGTATATGGCGCACCGTCTAGCTTCATATTAAACAAAGTAAAGAAAATGTTAAAGCAGGATCTATATCTTGCTGACGCTGATTTACTTGTTGGTAGCAAATTTCTTTATGAGGGTGCTACCCTTCATGAGGCAGGTGTGGAAGCAACTTATAATAAGCGTAAGTTCACACCTAAAGAAGACAGCATTGACTTCGAGAAGTGGACAATCGTATTGGACAACGATGCAGTATCTGCACAAGTTCAAAACGTAATTAACTGTCGTCTAATGAGTGACCCAGTTACTACGCAATCGGTAGTGTTCGCACAAAGTGGCATAAGCAAGCTAAAGTCTACGGACAAGCCTGCAAAGATTGACGAGAAGGAAGCGGCCAAAATGGTATGAGTTTCACCGTTCATCAAGTAGAAAGCAAAACCGCATCGTCGCAAGACCTTGCGGTGCTTTCTTTTTTTCTAGATGTCCTGCGGACGGCTTATCCTACCTGTCCTATCGGCCAGGAGCTAACGCACTAGCACCATACGGAAGAACTCGAACAGACGACGGAAGAGCAAGCCCTTCAGGGGAGCTATTTGGGCCACAGCCTTAGCGCGAACGTGGTTTCAAGTCCATAGCCTTAGCGCAATTTCAAGTTCCGTGACCTTAGCGCAGAATTGAGTGTATAATATATAAGGCGTATAAATACGATTTGAGAACAGGGCAGAGGTGGGGCGCCGGACGACGGCAATTCGTGAAGGACCAGTCTTTCTCTTGTCGACCAGTTCGACCAGCACCGTGTTGGTTAGGCTGGACAGTGTGAACAGTGCGACTGTGTCTAACTTGTTGAGGACGACACGGTTGAGTGGAAAGTTTTGCACTGCAAACCGTTTAAACCCTTGATTTCCTTCTTTTTCGAAGACGAACCGCTTTTAGGTTATGTCGTCTAGAAGGGTGAGTTTCAAGTCCTTGAGAAGACGGGTGTATGTCTTGTTAAGTCTTTTCTTGTTGAGTGAGACTGGTTACTGATCGAGGACGCATGAGTACATTCGTTACTGCGTATGGACAAAGTTATACTTTATTTTCCATATTTACACTATCCGTTATGGATTATTTATTAACTCTTTATTAGTAAGTATGAGGATGTTGTGATGGTTGGCTCTATTTATAGGGGATAGGGATGATTTTAAACTTTGACCCATTTCCCCCTAATTGTATGCGGAATTATATGCAAATATACATAATTTAACTATAACTTACAAGCACATGAAGAAATTTAAGTCTCTTAAACATATCCCTGATTATAATGAGAATACTATGTCCCTGTTTTTAGACGGGAACAGTATTAATGATAGACTGTTTAATACAGATAACAAGTGGGATAGAATTACAAAGGATATTATTGAACAGTTTGTTAGTATAACTGACAACTTTGGTCACAATAATATAAAGGTTGTGTATTGTAAGCCATTTAAAGGTTTCGATAAACATAACCAAGTGCATTATAAAAGCAAAGGCTATTACTTTGTAGCTTACTTAGGTATTTCAGATGTCCCCTTTGAGAAATGGACAGATGATATGGAAAGTTTATCTGAAGAGTTACATGCATTTCTGGTAACTCATGGAATAGAATTTAACTAAATAACAAGCACAATGAAATGTAAAGCTAAGATACAAGACCAGTTTGGTAATAAGTATAGTTGTACTAACGATGCGACTGATGAACTAACTATAACTACGTTTGCTTCTCATTTAAATAGAGACGTAATTACTGTGAAATGTTTATGTAAAAAGCATTTACATAGTGTTAAGAACAGATACAATTACCAAATAAAACACTGCGGTAAGAAGACAGTATTAGAAGAACATAGTTTATAACTAAAGCAAATAATCATGACAAGTGAAGAATACTATAAAACGGAAAAAGGTCTAGCTATCATAAAAAGAAATGAAGCTATGTATAAAGATTACAAAGCAGGTATATCTAAAGTAAAACTAAAGGTTAAATATAACTTAAGTGCTACTAGAGTAACACAAATTATAAGTAGAATGTATAGATATAATACGCCTAGGTTTCTATTTACAGAGATAAGAAAAGTATCAGGTTATTTAGTGTATGAAGATGTCATATTTGCTGCTACTAAAAAAGAGGCTAAAGAAGAGTTTAAAAACCTAGAAAGAGTTTATTCAGAGTATAAAAAGGGAGTAGAATTGATGGCAAAAGTTACTCTTACTGAACAAATCTTTGGTTCTTTAAAAGTTAAAAAATTAACTAAACCTGATGGACATTAAAATACATTTAAAAGATAGGCCAGGTATGTTCAGTATGTATAGATTTGATGAAACTCATTTCTATCTTAAGAACAAACAAGGTTATATTAAACAAGAGCCTAAATCAAACTTTAAAGGATTTGCCGGTGGTGATTGGGATACTGCACCTGATTGGCTGAAGAGAAAGTTCAGTCAACAAAGTTTAATAGCTCTACCTAATGTGGGTAGAGAAGATAAAGAATACATTCAAAAGAAGTTCAATCACCTGATTGCTGTAAAAGATGCAGATGGTATTGAACAACTATTAAATAGTTTATATTAAAGTGTTTGTTTTGGTTAGCCTTGCCCTACGGGGCAGGGTTTTTAATCGACTCATTTGGATGAGTATAAATAGAGTTTTAAGTCCAAAGCGTTGCGAAAGCAGGTAACTAAAACATAGTACAATGAGAAATAGAATTAAAATGATTAAGTCTGAAAAGGTCAGTTCGACCAATTTCAGGACAAGACAGCAGTTAGGCAGAGCTAATGCTGCAGGTGTGGAAATGCCTTCGATAATACGTAAAGATTCTGTATTTTTACCAAATAAACTGTCTGATGTTATGAAGGCAGGTTTGTTATGGTTATAATTAGTATTAATTAAATTATATGAAGCTTGCCTTAGATGCCATCACGTAGAAATACTGACAACTGGCAGATAAATATTCGACTAGGGTGCTTTATTGACATTAGAGGCATGAAAGGGAGGTTAAGTACCTTAATATACTCTGTAGGGTTTTCGTAACATTCTTTTACTTTTGTAGAAGAAAACACGTACGAAAGGGAAGGAGTAATCTAATGTCTTACCTCACTGTACATGAGTCCAACGTATAAAAAGTTAGCAAGGTTGGAACATACCCGTTAGCCGGGGACAGTGAGGTTTTAAATTGTAATCAAAACAACTATATAATGTTAATAACAAAAATGTCAAACATAACTCATATCACTCATACAAGAGAGATACCAGTTACTCCAGAGCAATTACGCTCATGGGAAGAAGGCGTTGCTATTCAAAGAGCAATGCCTAATCTTAGTGGAGAAGATAGAGAATTCATTATGTCCGGTATAACACCAGAAGAATGGACGGAGCATTTTGGAGACGAAGAAGAGTAAAAATAGTAAAGGTAAGGGATAGTAACTGAGACGTCCTTGTATTGATATGAACTCGCATGCGGCTAAGCGTTAAAAATCCTTCTCAGGATCGAGCAGCGAAACCTCAATGTATCAAGCCTTTATTTTAAATTGTAACTAAAACAAATAAATATATGAAAACACTAGTAAAGTTAGGAATAGCTATGTTAATATTTATGTTGACAACGGCTTATCGTGTCTATAATTTAGAGAACGATCCGATAGAGGATTTTGCAGCAACTATGATTGCAGGAGCTGCACTTGCTTATATGATTGTTATTTTACATTTAAAGAGAGACTGATGAGTATAGAGATACAAAAAGAAGTATTTGTTCCTTTATACTGGGCAACTAGAGTAGCAGACAGTGAACAACCTATGGTAATAGCGGAAGAAATAACTGAAGCTTTAATGGCTATGGTTAGGTTATGTCAAGAAGCTATAGAAGATCACTACATGCTGTCTATTTCTGATCAACCTTATAATGATGCAGAAGCTAAGTTAATGGTAAGAGAATGGTTCGCTAAACATATAAAATAAGCTATGAGTATAGAACATTTTAAAGATGGTGAGGCTGAAACGCTTCGTCGAGTATTGGTTGTGTTAAATAACTTAGCATTAAACCACAATGTGATGATACCGAAAAGTAGACTTGAGAAGGTTGTAGAAAACTTACTCAAGTTAGAAAGTGGTATTGATTCTAGTCTTATATTGGGGGGTGTTCCTGATTATATTAGACAAGAGGCTGCCGAAGGTGCAGATGAGACAGTTTAAGTATTAATAATTAAAACAAATGAAATGAAAAATGTATTATTATTTATGTTCGTGTTTATCATGGGCATAGTGCAATGTGATGCACAACTGGGTAAGTATTATAAAACAACCCATGACACTTATGAACAGGCGATTGTGGAAACAGATTCGTCGATGATTAAAGTAAAGTATAGTGATGATACTATCTGGTTTTACTTCAAAAATGGAATGTGTAATGAGATGTATATCCATAAAAGAGGTGTATCCGATAGAGATATGATTAAGTGGCTTGATGAAGATAAGGATAGAACTAAATCAGAGAAAGGTGACTGGTGGTATTTTTATATCAAAGCTGACAATAGTAAAGCATACCATTCTATCATAGAGATGTGGTACGATGATGGCGATACGCCATATTATTACGTCCACTTAAATGATGTTGTAGATGAATGAGCCTGGTTGTATAGTAGATATTTCCTATGTAAATGAGGAAGGAAAGTTAGAAAACTTAGTTCAGTCGGTTTCCTATGGTGAGTACATGGCAATTAAGGCCATATTAAACATTAATACTCAAAATCATACGAAAATAGTAGACAACGAACTAAAGAAGGAGGAACATGCGAAGTTATATTAAGCTTCATGAGGATGAGTATACTGCTACTTACGATGGCAACATCAAGATAAATAGCGGAGTATTCATCCCAAAGGAAGCAGTTCAAGCAACTATACTATGTAGTACCGGACATCGAGTGTTATACTTGAAAACCAAGTTTATAACAAATCCGATTGCTCGGTTCATAGTGCAACAAAAAAGGGAAGGTGTAGTTTAGCCTTTCTTTTTTCTTTTTTTTTAACATTTTATTAACACTTTAAATTTATTTTTATGAATTTTGATTTTATTAATGACATTGAAGTAGCAGAACCTGTAAAAACAGTAAAAACACCTTCAGGTGTAGGAACTATCCCTATTGATGGGCATTTTAGAGTTCTTAGGAATGGTAGTATTGTATTTACTGAGCAATTTGCCGGTTTACTTACAAAAGTAAGTGGTGAAGATGAAGTTGCTGATCGAAAATGGTTGGATTTTGTATTTAGTACAGATTGGCCAGTGTATCCACAGGATAAGCCTGCTGTTTGTTTTTTACACATCAACCCTTTCGGTAAAGCTGCTAAAGCTGATGTAAAGACTGAAGGTACAAGTACTTACATTAAGAATTATTTCTTAGAGAAAGCTAAGGAATTGTGGAACATCAATTGGGATGAGACTACTTATGTAGACTTTAAGATTGAGGATGTAAGTATGGATATTAAGATCATGCACATGCCTAAAATTGTTCAACGTGGTGTTGACAAGGGTAAGCCTGATTATATCCGAAGAGAAGACGTGACTATGTCGCCTATTTCTCCGACTTCTGATTTTGCTGTTATGGCACCAGTAGATTCTCAAAAAGAAATTGAGTTTGAAGAAACTTCTGAAGAAAGCGGTGCAAGCATGAAGAAAGTAGAGGATGATGACGATATCAGAAAAGGTATGTAATTTGTCTATTTATTAACCCGAGGACTATACTACGTAGTAGTATAGTTCTTTTAACTTAAATCTAACAGGATATGAAACTTAAAATATTAAGTAAAACAGGTGGTAAATTACAAGAGTATCTACCTAATGTTACACATGACTTTACTCTGTTTGAAGACTGGTTTCTAAGTGAAGACTGGGTAGCTCATGATTTAGAAACTAATATGACTGAAACTATCTTAGATAGGGAAATGTTAGTAGCTACTTATTATGCAGGTGACGTATGTTGGGTTATATTTGTTAAAGAACTTAACGCTACAGAGCTTGCTAAATTATGCGCTTTGATGACATATGGTAAGTTCTTGGTACAGAATGCCAAGTTTGAATACAAAATGTGGAAGAAGTATGGCGTAGATTTCAATCATTTTTATGATACTTATTTGACAGAGAAACTGTTAGGTATGGGGCATAATAACTGGCGAGCTGATTTGGCTTCTATAGTTAAGAAGTATTTAGATATAGATATGCCCAAGGAACTACAAACCAGCTTTGTTGATAATATTAGTATAACTGATGCACAGGTTAAATATGCTGTGTATGACGTTCTATTTCTTGCTAAAGTGCGAGAATTGCAGGAAGATGAGATCGAAGAGCATGACACTAAGTTTAAAAAACTTATTACTAAGAATAAGACCAGAGGCTTGAAGAAAGCTAATTGGTGGAACCATGAGTTTATTAAGGTTCTTGCTGATATGGAGTATTACGGTATTAAACTTAATGTAGAGAAATGGAAAGCATTATATTATAAATCTTTACCTTTAGTAACTGCTGCTGTCAAACATCTCGATAGGATATTGTTCGAAGACTTTTATGTGTTAAGTGTAGCTGCAGGGTATATATTCGATAAAGATACACCTAAAGATAAGTTGTACTCTTCTGCTGCAAATAAGCTTAACTTGCTTCAGATAGTATTCCCGGACTTAGAAAATACTTCCCAGGTAGAACTACGTAAATATTTATGTAAACATGATACAGATTGGCCTGAAGGTGTGACACCTAACAGTAAGAAAGCTGAACCGTACATAACAACTATTACGAACAGTAAGTTTACGTTTATTAAGTTGATACTATTAGGTAGAACAAGTGATGTTACTAATCAGTTTGTTAAGCATTTTCGTGATGAAATGGTTGAAAGAGAGTTACTTATACCTAAAGATAGTGTAAGAATCAATTGGGGTTCACATGTACAAAGAATGGAAGTGTTCCGATGGATATCTCCGGGCCTAACAAGTACTGATAAAGATCACATGGAAGAGATAGCTTATAAACATAGGCTTCTTAGTGTGTATTTGGAAGAGTATCAAGGAGCGATAGGTAAAGTTACCAAGTTTGGTTTGAATTATCTTGAACATGTAGAAGCTGATGGTAGAGTAAGAACTAATATAAACCCTGTACTTAATACTGGACGTATATCAAGTTCTAACCCTAATGTATTAAACATTGTAAACGATAAAGACTATCGTGCTTGTTTCGAAGCAGAAGAAGGTAATAAGTTTATAATGTCTGACTATAAGAGTGAAGAGCTTGTCATTACTGCTATTATGACCAAAGAGAAAACTTGGCTAGATGCTATTAAAGCAGGACATGATTTACATTCTGTTAATTCTGAACGTATATTTGGAAACGAGTGGGAACAAGGTACAGAGATAGATTGTGAATATCAAAAGACTAAGGATAAGTGCAAATGTAAGAAACATAAACACCTTAGATCTAATAGTAAACAGATATCTTTTGGTATAATATATGGTTTGAGTAAGTTTGGTGCTGCGTTTAGGTTAAAGATAACTGAAGACCAAGCACAAGATCTTATCGATGCATTCTATGATGCTTCACCTGGCGTTAAGCCTTATTTTAGTAAGGTAGGTAGGTTTGCATTAAGTCACGCATATACACCAGAATCTGCTTTTGGTACTTGTAGGTTTGTAAATCCTAGAGAGATACATTATGATAAGAATAGTATTATACGTAAAGCAGGGAATTTCACAATTCAAGGTTTAGGTGCGGCTATTCTAAAGGTTTGTACAGTTTTACTACGACGTCATATAAAACATATGGGACACCACGCATGGATTGTATTAACTCCATATGATGAAGTAATTATGGAAGGTGCTGGAGATTTAGCAGAGTATTATAAAGTTAAACTTCAGTATTATATGGAACTAGCTGGTAAGCTAGCACTTAGACAGGATATCTTAAAAGCAGATATACCTGTAATTGGAGACTATTGGATTCATTAAACTTAATTATATCATGAGACAAGGATGTAGAACAATTATAATAGATAACATGTCCGGAATAATGTGTGGTGGTGAAACTACTGATCACGAATGTGATGAGAAAGCTACTATATATGGATTTTCAGATGGATTTAGTGGTACTTTATTTACCAAAGCAAAACAAGAAAAGCTGAACTTACAGATGTGCGATGAAGATAAGTTGTACTTTCTAAGTGAGAAAGGTATTGACTTGGTAAGTATGAGTGTAGCTTGTTCTATTTGTGGAAGAGCTGCAATAGATAATGCGTGGTATTTATAACTTAAATTAAATTATACATGGGATTTGAAAAAACAATGAGTATTAAAGATGGTTACGATATGTATATGTTACACCATAATTATAAAGATAGACTTAAAACCCCAGAAGGACGTATAGTAGAATATACAGGTAAAAATGGATACGATATACAACACAAACATACGCCATTTAAAATAGGAACACAATTAACAGTACATGAAATCTATGTGGGCAGAAGTTCTTCTACAGTAGAATTTAAAGAATTCCCTAATATGGAATTCAATACAGTTATGTTTAAAGATGTGAATTAATAATTTAAAACTTAGATAAATGACGACAATTTTAGAAGCATTGCAAAATGCAGAAGCAAATATTGATAACATCAAAAGAATAGGATTAGTAGCAGCTAATATAGCTAAACTACAGTTACATAATGCTATTACTTTGTTAGATAAAGGGTTTGAACTTGATGCTGATATTGAACAGATACTGGAAGAAAGTGAGGTAGATAAGATCGAAGATGTAGCTAACGCTGAAGACTTTTATTCATGTTAGATATACATAATCAAGATCCGAAACAGATTCGACAAGAGATCGAAATGAAACGTAAGGAAAAGCAAGAGTTTAAATATAAAGGCTCTATCAAGTTACGTAATGGTCTAAAGTTGTGGGAATTCGATACCAAGAAAGGTATATTGAAAGAAGTAGAGATGGTAAGAGAGGTAGCTATAACTATGCAAAAGAAAGCTAGAATGACTGCGAAAGCTGAACACAATCCTCATGCTATCTACCATCAAGCACATAATCGTAGGTCTGCAATAAGAAAGTATAATAAAATCTTTGTTATGATGAATTATAACCTTAGATTAGTGCAGACTAAAAAAGTTAAAGTAACATATAAATTTAAACAATATGAGTAGAGATGAAATGCAACAAGATACAGCCAATGCTTTCTGTGCTCTTAAAAAGCGTAAAGCCTTAGTTGTGATCGGTACAGGAGGAGGTAAAACACGGGCTGTTATGTTAGTAATACAAAAACTACAGCCTAAGAAGGTTTTATTCCTTTCTGAGAGTACTTTGGGTAGGGATATAACTATGCCTGCAGAGATGAGAAAATGGGGACTTGAAGATTATATTGATAAGACAGAATTTGTTACCTATCAGTTAGTTTACAAGTGGAAGAAGAAAGATAAACCCCTAGACGATTACCTGGTGATTGCGGACGAGGTGGATTTTGCTATGACAGAACAGTATGGTAAGTTCTTTAAAGAATATGCCGACGTCGACACATTTGCTATGACCGGTTTCGTACCGACTCATAAATATGAAGCCTTTAAGCAATATCTTCCCTTATTAGTTCATATCGATACGAGTGAGTTACAAGATAAAAAGATTGTTAATAAAACCAAGTTAATATTTGTACAGTATTGTCTGAATAAAATTAAAGACATACCTATTACATATAAACGCGGTGAAGAGTCTAAAACTTTTAAACAGTCTGAGAATGGTATGTATGAGTACTTTATGAAACAAGAACGTAAATATCGTGCTAAACTTGCTGAAGCTGAAAGGAATGACGATGAAAAAGCTATTAGTTCTTGTGAGTATATGTTGTCTACTAATATTCCACGGAAGAGGGCTGAATTCTTATTCAACCTTGCCTCCAGTGCAGACATAGTGCACAGGTTAAAGGCAGATATACTAGCTGATCCTAAGAATAAGGTTATAATTTTCTCTGAGCGTACAACACAAGCTGATAAAATGTCAAAGCATACCTATCATGGTAAAAATAAAAAATCCGTAAATGATAAGGTATTCGATGACTTTAATAAAGGCAAGATTAGAGAGATGGCTGTATGTTCTAAGATCAATCGTGGCGCTAATATGGTGGGCTTAAATTACTCTATTTATGAGAGTTTCAAGAACAACGTAACTGCGGCTACACAGAGAAATGGCCGTATGTTGAGACTTGACCAGGAAGACAAAGGTGTTAACTATATTTTATTACCTTATTACCTTGCTGAAGTAACAAAGAAGAAAGAAAATAGTGATGGTACTATAGTTGAGATTAAAGAGAATGTTATTAAGCCTACGAGGGCAGTTACATGGGCAAGAGAGATGTTTTCGTCTCTAAATTTGACGAATATAGAACAAGAATTAGTTGACTTTTGTGGTCTAAATATCGGTAAAATTACTTAGCTTTGTGAGTAACTTTACCAAAAGTGAGATTATAAGATTGTTAGAAGATAATAACCTTATAGTCCCTGTTAAAGGTGGCAAATATATAATCAATACTATACTGACAAAACATCTGAAGACTAAAAAATCTGAGAGATGTGATAATTTTCCTGAGAAGTTCGTAGGTTTAAGCGGAGCTATTACTTATAAAAAGGTAATGGCATTGTGTGACTTACCCTTAACCTATATGAATTCCAGTGGTAAGCCTTATATTATTAGAACTACCACTAAAGAGTCAGTACGTGTGTTGAAAGCTATCTTAGACAGCCGAGAAATAGACTTTAATAGGTTTATTCAGAAGACCAAAGAGTTCTATAAGTCTGGTACAATTGTTCCAGGTTTTGCTAATTATTTAATAACTAATGTTTGGGAGGAAGTTTATGACAACGAAGAGCAAGCCGGTTCTACAATCAGAGATAGAAAGGGAATTATTTGACCCTGTCGAGCGTAGTATTACTGGTTTAGCCCCTTTTATATTAAACCCTATTGACAGGTTATCCAATTACTTTAATTTCTATCCCGGACAGTATACTTTGATAGGCTCTATCACCGGTGTAGGTAAGACTTCTTACTTAGACCATAATATGCTGCACATTATACAGAATAAACCAAAAGATATTCATTTCGAAGTACTTTACTACTCCATGGAGAGAAAAAAGAAAGTTAAGTACGCTAAATGGATATCATGGAAAATGTATAATGAGAATAAAACACGTATATCTTCAGATACCATCTCCAATCGGTTAAATACTATGCAACTTGAGCAATTAGACCATTTAAGAACTGGATATGGACCTTGGTTAGAAGACGTGTTGGATTATATAGATCTTAGAGAAGGCCCTAGATCAATCGAGACTATTAGATTGGATATAGATAAGTTGGCCAAGAAGCTTGGTGCTTTCTATCATGCAGATGATACGGATATATTTAGATTTGATAAGAGAGTAGGTAGTTTTGATCCTAATAACTTTATACAGACTAAATATGGTAAGAGGTTGTATACTGAGATTGAATATGCAGGTAATACTCATGTTTTATATCAGAACGACAAGATCTACCTGACCCCAAAACCAACCATTGTGTTTATCATCATAGATCATATTGGCAAAGTTCGTAGTGTTCCTGGTGGTAAGAAAGCTACATTGGATGAGTTAGATCAGGTGTTAAGTGATGCAAGGGATAATTACTTGTTTAGTCCGATGCCTATATCTCAGTTTAATAGAGCTATCTCTGGTATCGATAGATTAAAGTATAATCAAGGGGATCTGGATCCTGTACTGGAGGATTTTAAAGATACCGGTAATTTAACTGAAAGCGCTGATCTTGTCCTTAGTCTGTTTGACCCGGGAAGGTATAAATCCTGGGATGCAAGCGGTAACTATAAAGGATATAACATCAGAGATGCTATGGTAACACCTATCGGGCAGAAGAGAGCTCGTAGTATTCATATTTTAAAGAATTCAAATGGTATAGATGGTGTGTCTCAAGTTTTAAGGTTTACAGGAGAATCGATGTATTTTGAAGCGATGCCTGTTCCGGAAGACGTATCGGGATTACAAGCAGTATACCAGGAAATAACACAAGGAAAATAATTATGGAAGTAGTATCAGGAGACACAGAAATAGTAAAAGGTAGAATATTTAATATCGATAGTATTCAAACTATCGAAGATATTAAAGAGATTTTAAAAGCGCTGGACTTTAAAGCTCAATTACCTATAACTAGAATTCCAGCTAGTATGCATCACCTGTTCCATAAAGAACTGGTCGATATTGTAGTACGCAAATCTATATAACTATGGCAGAGAAAACATTTGTAATTCCAGGAGCGCCGGTTGCCCCGGTAAGCACTGAGCCGAAGAGTTTAATTATTTATTCGGCCCCGAAGATGGGTAAGACGAGCATTGTTGCTCAGTTACTTAACTCTTTGATTATTGAACATGAGACTAATGGCGCCGCAGCATTGAAAGCTCGGTATCTGGAGGTAAATAACCCTAATGACATCACCCCTTTATTAGCACAGCTTAAATCAGATAAAACTATCGATATTATTGTTATTGATACTATCACTAAGTGGGATGAATGGAGTGAACTAGTCGGAACTTACCGGTTTATGAATAAGCCGCAAGGTAAACGATGGAATGTCGTAGATAACCTCAAAGTCAATCATTTAAATCCTAACTGGCAGTCTATTCATGAGATGGGGGAAGGTTATGGTTACAGGTATTCACGTGAAGTGATGTCTAAATGGTACAATGAAGCAATAAACACAGGTAAAACTATCATATTCTTAGCCCACATTAAGGACAAGTATATTGAGTCTAAATCTGGTGATGTTGTTGAAACTATCGATCTTAATTTGACCGGTAAAGTAAAGTCTATATATTCTACTAAAGTAGATGCTATCGCTCACTTCAAAAGGACAGCCAATAAAGGTTATCTTGTATTTGAAGCAGGCGGAAGTGCTGCCGCAGGTAGTCGATATGCTTACTTATCCGGATCTATATTAATCTCAGAGAGTGACGAGAATAAAATCGTACATACTTACTGGGATAAGATATTTCCTAGTTTATCTAAAAAGAAGAAGAAATGAAATTAGCGGCAGAACAGACATACGGAGTATCTATATCAAAAATGAAAGATGGAGATATAGCTGTCATTGTTAGTTGGAATGAACCTGAGATGCAAAATATTATTGTAATGAGACATAAAAAATCTCTTATAGTTTTAGGGAAAAATGAAGAACAAAGTTACCCTACTTTATTTAATATAAAACCTTCAGAACAAGATGGGATAAAGAGGGTTCGTATTTTAGAAGAAGGTGTTCTTTTAGAAGTGTAATTAATAATCATTAATATATTCGAATATGTTAAATAAAAATAAAGATCCGACTTCTGATGAGTTACATTATGGCTACAAAAGAGTAGGGCTTGTAACTCATATTTATAGTGGGCAAAAACAAAGAGCTACTGAAAAGGGTTATGTGTTACCTTATACAAGAGATGATCTTATTTATTGGGTATTAACTCACTCTAAATTTGATAAACTATACTCCGATTGGGTTGACTCAGGGTTTTTGTCTGAATTAAGACCCTCTACAGATAGAATAGATGACTATAAAGGTTATTCTTTTGGTAATTTACATTTAGTCACCTGGGGTGAGAATATAATTAGAGCTTGGGCAGATAGAAAAAATGGAGTTAATAATAAAAGGTCTAAGACTGTAATACAGTTTGATAAAGAAGGTAACTTTATTAAAGAGTACCATTCTACAATGCAAGTACAAAGAGAAACAGGCATACCTAATCAATCTATAAGTAGAGTATGTAACAACAAAAGGTACAGTGCAGGTGGATTTGTTTGGAAATATAAATATTAATAGTGTAAATCATTGAAAATCAATAAATTATGTTAGAAATTGGATTGAACGAAAATTGGAAACTAGGCCCTAACAGTAAAGTCAGTGATAAAGGCGGTTTGGAGTTAAATTACATTAAAGGTGTAGCTATAACTTCTGCTCTTGAACTGATGAACGCGGAAGATGCCGAACAAGAGGAAAGTTTTATATTATTGTTTCCACCAAAAGTGGTAGACTATAAAACTAAAGCTCCCCGTACTTCTATTGAAGTAGCCCGGGATCTTAGAGCTGAGTATAAGAAAGTGTATATGCATTTTGCATTATACTTTACTAAAGCTGAATTGCAGGATAAATTTCCGCCTTCTATAATCTATGAAGATACTGGTATCACCAAAGATAACGAAAGTACTTTGATGGTTCAAGAGAGTATTGTTAGTAAAATGTTTGCTAACCTGGCTAATGGTGCTATTAAGTTGATTAAGGAAGAAGAATTATGGGACAAAGAAGAGTTTCGTATCAAGATGCTACGTCAGAGTAAAGACAAAGCATTCCCAAGATTAACTTATAAACCAGAGTATGACAATTGGATTGAGTTAATGTCAACCGGTAAAGATCCTGTTAAAGTGAAATTCACTTCTTATGAGATCTCTAAAGGTTATGACAATGCTATTCCAACAACTACGGATGCAGTTAAAGCTGCTACACCAGGGAATGACGCATTTGCTGGTAATGGTGAGGATGCACTTCCTACCACTGTAATTAAGGAAGAATCGACAGATAATTCACTTCCATTTGATTAAGTTATGCTTCTTGAGGACCTAGTTACTGAAGAAGCAATTTTAGAGAGAGTAGATGATTATAGTATCTACTCTTTCTATATTGGTCGAGAATTGGAGGTAGGTAGAGCTTATAACTCCCCTCTTAGGATAGATGATTCAGTACCTTCGTTCGCTTTATTCAAGTATAAGAATGTCATTTTCTTTAAAGATCATGGCTTAAGTGTAACAGGGAATGTTTTTAGTTTTGTAAAGTTATTATTCGAGTATACAAAGATGGATGATGTGCTTGACCGTATTAACTCTGACTTTGATTTAGGCTTACATAGTGAAAGTACTTATGTAGCACCTACAACCAAAGCACCAAGAATTAATAATTATAAGGTTAAGGCTAAAGTAAAAGATATTAGGGTAGTTTCCCGTGTAATAAATTCCACCAATTATAAAGATTTCTGGAATCAATACGGTATATCCTTAACTATTTTACTTAAATACCATGTTACTGAAGTAACTGCCGTTCATTATTTTTATGATGGCGGCGCTACTTCGGTATATTATCCACGAGGTTTAAGCATTGCTTATCGAATTTATGATAAGTATAAACTTTACATGCCTGAAGCAGAACGCAAAGACCGATTTCGGAACAATTACCCTCTTAGTTATGTTGAAGGTTATTTACAATTAGAATATAAACACAAGTTTTGTATAATAACCAAGAGTACTAAAGAGATTATGTTTTTCCGTGAACACTTCGGTTGGGACGCTGTAGCAGGTAAAAGTGAATCTACTATTATCAAGAGGTTTATGATGCTCAAGTTGTTAGATAAATTTGAGACATTATATATTTGGCTTGACAATGATGTCGCCGGCCAGAAAGCTCAGAAAGCATACCTTGAAGAATACCCTTTTTTAGTGCCAATCTATTACCAGGTTAAGGATAAGGATCCTACTGACCGGTATAAGAATAGCACAGATAAACAGAAAGTATTAAATGAAATTAAAACATTAATAAATGAACATATTTGAAATTAAAGAATATATGGATGGTGGCCCTAATGATCGTGGATTTATAGTTGGATATACAGTCGCTGGTGATGCAAAAGAAGCTAAAATGAACTATGCTATATCTATAAATGATGTAAGTATAATGCAAGGCGGAAATATCCAAACATCTATGATATCTAAGTCTACATACCATAATAGATGTGTAGAAGCACAAAAACAACTTGAACTGTTAAAAATGATATAATATGGCAGTATTAGACAAAGAACTTGTAGAAAATCAAGGTTTAATTAAAGAACTTGATAGAGATTCGATTTCTATGATTCTGGATGTAGTACAAAAAGATATTTACAGCTTTCCTTTTGAGTCGTCTGTTAGAGAGAATTTCTCTAATGCGTATGATTCCATCAAGGAAAAGAAAATAGCTTTATCTATACTAAATAAAGAAGCAGAAATTGAAGACCACTTTGTAGTGGACACTCGTATCGAAACTAAAGCCAGTATATTTGATGAATCTTATTATGACCCTGAGTATTTAGATCAAGGTAATAATAAAGTAAACATTATTTATACAGTTAATGAAGAAGATGGTAAAGATACTATCGCTTTTCGTGACTTTGGTGTAGGTTTAGGGGGTGAAAGACTTAAAGGTTACATGCGTCCCGGGTATTCTTCTAAGAGATTATCTAAAGATATGCTTGGTAAATATGGACTAGGTAGTAAAAGCTCATTAGCGACTAACATCGAGTATTATGTGTTAGAAACATGGTACAATGGGTATTATACTAAGTTCATGATCTATGACAAGTATTATAAGTGTATTATCCCTGAAAAGGATGCGGCTAAAACCGAGTACATTGTAGGCTATAAAGAAATTATTGATGATAATGATGAAGCGCAACGTGTTGAAGTTAAAGAACCTATATATTGGGAAAATTCTAGTACCAGTAATAGTGTTCGTCTTTCATTTAATGTAAAGTCACATAATAAAGATAGATTCGTTGATGCTGTTAAGAAGCAGCTTATGTATTTTGGCAATCACCTTACTTTTGAGATAATCGAAGATGGTGTATCATATGAACCTTCTTTTAAAGCTACAATATTACATGAGACAGATTTATTTATAGTATCCAGGAATAGTTACTTTACTGTCCCTCATATTCTCATTAACAATGTGAACTATGGGACTATTGACTTTCCGGAATTGGGTATGAATAAAAAGTATGGTAGCATAGCTGTAAAAGGTAATGCTAATGATATTGATGTAGCAGCAAATAGAGAAGCTGTTAAATGGACCGATAAGACGCGTAATTTTGTTCAAAATGCTATTACAGCGGCCAGTGAAGAGGCGGGTAAAGCTTTGGAATCTAAATTAGCTTCTATTGAAAATCCTGTAGAGCGTTATTTATCTGCAACTAAATACCAAGTTAGTGGTGATGATGATTCTGAGTTAATTAAGCAATTACGTAGTTTTGGTGGAGCTGTACATATGAATGTTGATATAGACCCTAAAGACTATTTAGATGCAGCTACTCTTAAAAAAGTATCATCTAGAGGTGTCGTACCAAAAGTATCTGTATATAATATGTTAGAAATGTTCTATGCATTTAAAACTAATGCGATTGGTGCAAGTACTTACGCGATAACTACTGCTGAATTACGTGATCATACTAGTTTGAATTTTAATAAGCTATTCTTTATTCGACATGAGGATAATACATACCCTTTTCGTGCAAGTACGGCTTTGTATATTCAACGTAAATTGTGTGCACAAGATCAGGATATGTATCAGTTTATGACTTTTAAGGACTTTACTGAAACGCCTGTAGACATTGATGAGTATTTACGTAAAACTACTACTAAGGGTTTAATAAAAAAAGATAAAGCTAACCTTGCTAAGTATCGTAGGTATTTAGAACACTTCAGTAAGAAAGGTCTATACTTTGAACTTTTTGCAGCGATAGTAAAGAAATACGCTATACAGGATATAGGAAAAATAGATCCTGAAGATGTTAAAGCTTTTATAAAAGAGATACATCTTGTAGATGACCCTGTAGTAAGGCAAACTGCTGAACAGAAGAAAAATAAAGTTGAAGGGAAAGTAATGGTAGCTACAGAGTCTGTACATGAAACTAAGAAGAGAGATCTGGCTAAGTTAAAGAAAGAAAAGCAGATACTTCCTTATAGAACTTTGTCTGTTTATAAACGAATAAACAATAACGTTTTAACTACTATAAGTTCTTATGAAGCAAGTCAAGTAAATTTCAATTTACATGATATGAAAACAATAGAACTTGGTGATGTAAAAGGAACTGTAGTATACGCTTCTACAGAAGACAGGTTATTATTGTTAGCTGTTGCTTACATGCGTCTGTTAAATGTAGATAGAAAAAGAGGTGATACTGGAGACTTAGAATCTGCTTTAGAAGGTGATGTTTCTTTTATACAAATTGCAAAAGATAATATTAAATTTTTTAAAGAAATACCAGGAAGTATGGACGTAAAGACATATGTAAAACAAGAACAGAGTGTAAGTGATGGGAAATTAACCATTAAGTTCGGAGAAACAGTAAATAACTTCATTACAGGGTTATATTTACATAAGTTAATTACTTTGAACCCTGTAAATCGTGCTTTAGATTCCAGAACTTTTGTTCTCCGTTTAGAAAAAGTTATTGGTGAAGAGAACACGGAAAATATAATAGCTGCAAATACATTATTGCAGTCTTTTCCTGTACCTAAGTATGACGACTCTACAGATCCTATTGTAAACATTAAACACAATTTTGAAAAAGTGTTAAATGTAGATAGTACAGGAGTAGCAGAATTAATTGATAGTTTATATTCTTTATCCGAGATACAGGATTTACCTGTAGAAGGTTTACAGGATAAACAAAAGACTATAGTACAGAAGTTTAATGAGGTAGATATCAATGTATTTGACAAAACTTTTATTGATAATTTGGACCGTGACTTACTTAAATACCGGGAAATTATGGAGTTAGTATTGTTAAGATATATAGTATATGAACATGACACTCATTATGATAAAAACGGACTATACGATCTTCTTGATGCGCAGATTGACAAAAAATTAGTATCTTTATAAGTATTATTTATTCATTTTAAATTTAATAACATGATTTTAGTAAACAGAAAGAATGACCGGATTACCGGTGCTATCCAAGGTAAACCTTTCAATATCTTGTTTGATCAGGCTAAATTTGAATCTTTAGGGGTTCTGTCTGGTAGACTTGATAAGTGCAAAGATACTGCCACATATAACGAGGTATTGGATAATGCTCGTGAGATAATCCAGGTGGATCACAAAGAAGAAGTCGCTTCGGTTAATGGGTATCTTAAATATAAGCCTGTTACCGGACAATATCACCTTGTAATTAACAAAGGTAAAAAATCTGAGAAAGTTTCCCGTATCCCGTTACCAGAGACACTTGCAGAACGTATCGTTGAGTCTTATGACGAGAAAGCAGATTACATGCCTATATTATTGGCTTGGAGACGTTTCTTAGCGAGACACATGGGTAATGAAGAGAACTGTCGTCTATTCGCCAATTACCTTACTGCTATGTATGTGAATCAGGAACATAAGAGGCATTTCGTGGAAGAGCAAGGTTTTACTGAAGAACAGGCAGTAGCTTCCAGTACTTATAACGATATCGCTATTACCAGTTTTGGTATCTTGGCTACTTATAAGGTAGTTGATGTGGTAAAGTTAATCTGGGAACTTACTAAAGATAAGGATGGTAATGAAATCAAAAGGCAGGTTGACGCTTTTCCTGGTACTCAAGTAATTAATGAGGTTACTGGTGAGGTAATTAAAACCCCTGGAGCACCTATTTATCTTGAAGAGATTACTTTCACACCTTCTATTTGTAAAGATGGAGATAACTTTATGTGTGGAGATGAGCTAGGTTATAAGTATAAAATTGGTAAAGAACATGTATTACCGGTAGGTGCTAAACGTAATCACGAAAACACCTTTGGTGGTGGTGGTCTTTATTTTGGTGGACAAGCTTATATCGAAGGGTATAGTAACTCTGAAACTGAGACATTGACTTGTTTCATTGATCCTTATGACATTATTAGTTTCCAGAGTGATGGTAAAGCTTTTAGAGCTGATCGTTGCTTTATAAACGGTGCTATGATGGAAGGGGAATTAGAAGGTATGTACTTTATCTCTGAGTATGCTAAAGAAAGTGATGCTCGTATTGCTACACAATTCAAGAAGGTGTTAGAAGAGGAAGCTGAGGCTCTTAAAGAGAGAAAAGAGCAGGAAGCTGTAAATGCCGGTTTGTTAAAAGATATTACTGATGGCAAATAGAAATCGTACGGCAGGTAATGCTTATGAATTAGATATAGTTAAAAGGTATAATTCTTTTAATTACGTTGACGAAGAGGGGCGTGAGACCCCTCTTTTTCCTACTTTAGGTTCTACTAGAGAATTAAGTAGGGCTATGGACGCTAAAAAGGTTGATATCACAACAGTTAAACCTAAAGAATATGAAAAATTTGGTCTAACTATTCAAGCTAAAAATAAAACTACTGCTCCTTCTTACCCTAAACTACTAGGTTTAATGAAAGAAGCAGTCGAAATTTTTGGTGGGATACCAATCGTGTATCACAAACAGACTCAAAGAGTACAAAAAACCCCTAATGTTAAACCTCGGTTTATGAAAAGAGGTGAATTTGTGATATTAAATGCTACTGATTTTGAACAACTTTATGTAAAATTACGTTTACATGAGAAAGTCTACGAAGAATTCTTAAAGTACTTCGATTCTTTGAACGAAGATGCGCAAGTAAAATTAAATGCATTTTTAAATGCTAATGGTTTATGAAAAGATTGACAGTTATTGATTTAGATAGTATTGTTTATGTTATTGCATATCGACATAAAGATGAAGAAGGAGTTATGGCTGCTATAATTGTACAAGATGAAGTTAAAGAAACCATCGATACTATAGTGTCAAAGACAGAAGCTGAAGCTTATGCCGGTTTTTATCAAAAAGAAGGACATACTAATTTTAGAAAGGAATTTTATCCGGAGTATAAAGCTCATAGACCCCCTACACCTGAGTATGTCAAGTATTGGCGTCCTTATATTCACGAAGTGTTCAATAGTTACAAAGGTGTAACCGGTCTAGAAGTAATTGAAAGTGACGACGCTTTATCTATTTACTATTACAAGTACATGCTTGAGTATCAGATGACTTTTGCTCATAATGATAAAGACTTGAATTGTATTCCTGGTAGGCATTGTAACTTAAAAGGTGAAAACTTTAAAGAGGTTAAAGTCGATCAAGGGGATTATATATTTAAATGTCAAGTCCTTGCTGGCGATAGTACTGATAATATTAAAGGTGTGCCTGGTGTAGGTAAAGTATGGGCAGCTAAACATATGGATAAGCATGTTAGTGTGTTTAAAGCATTTAGAGCTGCTTATAAAAAAGCTAAATTACCTGATTGGATACGCAACTGTTATTTAAATTACCACTTAATAAGACTATTACATAGCATCGATGAGTTAAAACAGTTTACTGACAAAAAGGAAGTAGATATTTTTAATACAATAGATTGTTTTGAGTATGATCAAGTTGACCATACTGGACTGCAAGATTGGTAATTTCTAAAACTAAACGTATGAAAAGTAGGTTTTTGCCTTATCAAGATGGAGATTCCATTTTAAATTACTATGCTTTGCCATTAGTGGGTTTAAGCAAAGACGACTTTGGACCTAATTTCATCGTCACTAAAATCAACCATGCCGGTACGTCTGTGTTTGTGCAAGTGAAAGAAGATATATACTCTGATACCATACATACTAATAAAATAGTCAGTAATGACTTGTTATTTCTTGTTTATTCGGTACCAGAAGAGTTTCTGAGTGATATTTCTCTTATTTTAAAAGGGAAGTATAGTCAGATATCTTCTAAAGCAAAACAGATAATATCTACTAAGTCTGGTTTATTCTTTAATACAGTAGGTTCTGATGGACATAAGTATACTTCCAAGTTAATATTCGCTTTACACAAAGATGAAGAATTACGTAATTATATGTTTGATGCGCTCAGAGGTAGCGACAAACATAATGATGAGTTGTTCGAAACTTTACATAAAGGAGAGTTGACCGAGAAGTTGGATTCTTCAGACTTTATTGAAAACATATAATAAAATTATGCAAAGATATAAAATAACGTTATACAAAATACAACCTTCTAACACTTGGTGGTTTAAATTTGCAGGAAAAACTCTAGTCGCTGATCAATATGTTAATGATCTTGGGTATAGGATATCCGATAATACTCCGTATACCGGGAAGGAGAAAGCAGAGTTCTATATACCAGCCCATAACGTAGAAAATGTCATAGAGATTTTTATGTTAGATCTAAATATTGTTCTTTTGGATCCGGAATGTACACCTGAACAACACGGTGACTGGATCGATTTGAAATGTAGAGAAGAAACATTTATAGGAACCAGAGCGTATAAACAAATACCTTTAGGTGTTAAAATAGATATACCTGAAGGTTATGAAGCTCACATTCTTCCACGTAGTAGTACTTATCGTAAATATCAAATCCTAATGGCTAACAGTAAAGGTATTGTGGATAATACTTATGGTGAAGAATGGCATTTTCTGGCTTATGCTACATATCATACTAAAATACCGGCGTATACTAGAATAGCACAATTTAGGTTAGTCAAAAAGATGCCTGAATTAAATGTACAGTATATCAAAGAACTGCCTTCTCATAAAAACAGAGGTGGTCTAGGACATACTGGTGATTAGTTTATTAGTAATGTTGTTAATAATGTGGGGATGAGGTTTGCAACCTTGTCCCTTTTTAACTTAAAAAAGATGGAAATATATAAAAAAGATACAAAGGGAAAAATACGTTCATTAGATATTTATAATGAAGGTGAGTACTTATTTCAAGTTTCTGGTTTACTTGACGGTAAGAAAGTAACTAATGTAAAAACCTGTAAAGGTAAGAATATCGGTAGATCTAACGAGACTACGCCGAGATACCAGGCAGAACTAGAGGCTGCAAGTAAAGTAACTGAGAAACTCAAACAGGGTTACTTCGATACTATTGAACAAGCCGAAAATGAAGTAGTGGTTCTTCCTATGTTGGCCAAGGATTACAAAAAAGAAAGTAAGAAGGTAAATTGGGGTCTTCCTGTATATGCCCAACCTAAATTAGACGGTATGCGTAGTATAGGTGTAGCAGATGATACTTTCTTGTCAAGAACAGGTAGTGTTATTGAAACTGTTAAGCATTTAAATGAGGAATTGAATATACTTCGAGGTTTTCTTGGTGCTATACCAGATGGTGAGTTATATGCCCACGGTATTTCATTTCAGGAAAATATGAAGTTGATTAAAAAGTACAGACCTGGTGCCACAGAAAAAGTACACTATCATGTTTATGATATGGTATCTCAGGATTCATTTAAGATGAGAAATAAAGCCATCGATGGAGCTTTTGCTCTTTATCCTTTTGAGTTTATTCATAGAGTAAGTACTACGCGTGTGTATGAGGAAGCGGATATGCAGGATCTTCATTCAGAATTCCTTAAACAAGGGTATGAAGGCACTATAATACGTTATGGAGAAGAAGGCTATAAAGTAAATGGTAGAAGTTCTAATCTGTTAAAGTATAAAGATTTTAAAGATATGCCTGCTGTGATTATAGATATATTACCTTCTGAAGCTAGACCAGAACAAGGTGTATTGCTTTGTAGTATTTCAAGTGATAGACAGTTTAAAGCCTCTCTTAAGTGTTCTCATAAAGAACGTGAGGAAATACTAACTAATAAAGATAAGTATATCGGACAGGTTGCTGAGATTAGGTACTTTGAAGAAACGGATTCTGGAATACCTCGTTTTCCTGTATGTGTTGGATTTAGACTTGATAAATAACTTATTATGGAAAAAGACCAACAATGGGTAGAGGATCATCAGGATGATATCTGCAAATATTGCGAAATGTTTATTATCGAAGGTAGCAGTAACTCTCAACACTTTCAATGTGAAGGGAGTTACTGCGAAGAAGCTACTGAGAAGTATGTAGAAGGTTTGGATGAAGACGAAGAAGTTATCGAAAAACCGGAAGTAGACCTTGAAGAATTGCAAGGTATTATTGATGATATTTTAACTAATAATTTGGAGGAACAAGAATGAAACAATATAAATTACTTAAAGATTATCCACCTTATGAAAAAGGAGATATAATTAAAGATAGATATGAAACTATAAGTTATTATGAAGGGGATAAAGGAAGTCCTATACGTTGTAGTATTGTAGAACAATATTCTGACTATTTTGCACCACACGTATTTACTACTGAAGATGGTGTAGATATTTATGTAGGAGATATGTATTGGTGGTTTACTTCAAGTACTTTTCTATATAATCAACTTTGTACTACTCGTTCGGGTAAAGTTGTTGTATACAAATACTTTTCAACAAAAGAAAATGCTCAACAGTATTTTGCTGAATTACAAGCTGAAAAAAATATAGAGTGGGCAGAAGATGCTTTACATAAAGCTGCTGAAATACCTATACAAAAAGGTTCTGATTATGATATTGATAAGACTTGTAAAACTTGTGTATTTGAATACGCTGATTTAAATAATACTGGAATTTGTGGGACTTGTGCAATGTCTAAACTACCACGAGTTAATAATTGGCAACTAAAAGAACCTAAGTTAATGTTAGGTGATAGAAAAGCTATAGTTACACATTCAGGGGTTACAGTTAATATCTATTTTGTTACTACAAAACAGTGGTTAGATTGGTATGATAAAGTAGAACAGTTTTATTCTATAGCCAAGACAGGTGAAATAGGAATACAACTTGCGCAATATGATACACTTTCTGTAAAACATGGTTCTATTGAAATAGGCTGTATTAAAGACATAACCTTAAAACAAGTACGTTTAGTAACAGAAGCAATCAAATCATTATGAATTGGGATTTATATGAAAAGTATGGAGAGCATAATATAGATGGTTATTATATAACTGACCATGAAAAATGGCATTATTATGCTCAAAGACCTAAGTTGTACAGAAAAAAGAAACGTACAGCTCGGGCATTTATGCTTATTCCTATAGCTGGAATAGCTGCGATGGCAGGCTTATTTGAAGAAATGGGATTAAGTATTTTTTAATTTAAAAATGTAAATTATGAAGACACCAGAAGAAATAAGAAAGAAGCTTGACGAGTTTCGAGAAAAAAGACTTGAAAAAGATAAAAAACTGAAATATGCTACAGAATTTGGAGGGGATTTAGATCAAACTTCTAAATTGTTCGAATCATTGTTAATTTTAGAAGGTAATATAGAAGCCTTTAAATGGGCATTGGAAGAAAGCAATACGTTATTAAACTCAGGTATTCCCTATAAGGAAGTACCTATAAACATAGATGACGATGAAGAATGAAAAAGAATTTTTAGATCTAATAGTCTTATATAAAAAGATTGATGTAGACTGGTTAGACGAAATTGCTCAAAACTATGAGGAGAATCCTTTAGATGAAAACTGGGGACATGAAGTATTATCAGATATAACAGGATTTGGTACTAGAGGAACGTGTACTTTGTGTAAAGCTGTTATGATAAAGCATAATGACAATACTGAATCTGGACAAGAGATAAAAATAAGGCATAAAAAAGAATGTGCTAGTTGTGCTTATGTTGTATTAACTGGGGATGATTGCTTTTCTGGGATAAACCAAGCCACTTATGAGGCTTTAGAGAATGCTATTTCTACAGATGAATTAGAAGAAGCTGTAGATGCGAGAATGGTACATATGGAAACTATTTATAAACTTAAAAAAGATGAAGTTTAAAGAAGAAGATTTATCAGAACCTGAGATACAATATCTCAGTAAGGTATTAGAAATTATAGCTAAAGTTACAAATGTGCCGATAAACTTTTTAAAAGCCTACACAAGAAACAAAGAAATTGTAGCTTTAACCCGGCAATTGTATTTTTATTTAGCCAATAATCATAAACCTTTCACTATAAGTTTTAGTAAGATAGGAGCGCCTGTAGATAGGGATCATGCTACAGTAATGCACGGGATCAAAACTATAAAGAATCACATAAGTGTTGGGGATAAATTAGTAATAGGATATTTATATGAATTCGATAAATCTATAGCTCTAACTGAATTTAAAATTGCAAGTGATATAACTTTAAAAATACTTACAGACTACACTGCAGCATTACTTTCTCATGACGGAGCTAAGACTAATCCTAAATTAGTAGCTAGAGTAGCTAGGGAATACATGTTAGAAACTATTAAAGTGCATACTCAAAAAGAAAAGTATGGAATTGAGTAATTTTAGTATATTTGCAATACAGTTATGCCCAGACTTGAGCTGGGGATGTTACACTAAATTAAGATTATGAGATGGTTATATTTGATTTCAATCCTTCTGGTTAACCTTTCTACATACGCTCCAGTGCATGTGAAGAGAGAAATTAATTTACAGACATTAGAGGAATTAAAGATTGAAAAAGAGTGCCTGAGAAGGCAAAAGATAGTAGATGCTGCAGATAGTGCGGCTTTTGTTATTTTAGATAGTTACAAAAGAGATAAAACTGATACTGAACATGCTGCTTTTATAGAAAAAGTGTTAGACATATCAGACAGTTTAGAGATACACTTCTCTTGGCTTGTAGGTATCATGAAACATGAATCCGGGATAAACCATAGGGCTAGAAATAGTATAGGCGCTGTCGGATTAATTCAGTTTTTACCTGGAACAGCACGAGGTCTAGGAACGAGTACATACAAGTTGCGAAATATGACTGATGTCCAACAACTAGATTATGTTTATAAATTCTACAGGCATGCTAAAGGGAAACTTAATGAGATGACAGATTTATATCTATATGCATTTTTCCCTATATCGGTACTTAACGAATGGAAAGATCATAGAATAATAAAATATGGTAAACTTTCTGCGTCTCTTATAGCTAAACAGAATAGAGGTTTAGACTTAAACAAGGATGGAAAAGTTACCGTTAAAGAAGTCAAAAAGCAAGCATTAAAAAGACTTCCAAAAGAGATATTACTATTAAGTAGTCTCTAAAAAATCTAATTACATTGTCTAGATATGATGATTAAGAAGGAATTTGTGGGTGGCAATGACCTTGAAACAAATTTCCAGGTACCCGGGTGCGATTCCCGGGTATTTTTATTTAAACTAATACATAAACAAATGGAAATACTAGTAAGAGAATATAAAGGTGAAGCATTAACAAGTTCACAATTAATAGCAGATAAATTTAAGAAGAGACATTCTGACGTATTAAGAGCAATTCGAAGTCTAGAGATTGACAGGGATTTTTGGAAACGCAATTTTGCGTTACGCCTGAAAACCAAGCAGTTAACCGTCGGGAATACAAGAGAGAAATACTACACACTTACACGAGATGGTTTTACTGTGTTAGTTATGGGGTTTACAGGTAGAGAGGCTATGAAATTTAAATTGGAGTATATTGAAGCTTTTAATAAAATGGAAGCGACATTACATCAAAGTATACCTAAAGATTATCCAAGTGCATTGAGGGCTTTAGCTGAAGCAGTAGAACAGAAAGCGTTGACTGAGGTTAAATTAAAAGAAACAGAACCTCACGTCTTATTCTCTAAAACTGTTCAGGCTACAGATAAGACTATCGATATGAAGAAAGTAGCTGGTATACTTGGTATAAAAGGTTTCGGACGTAATAAACTGTTTGAATTTTTACGTGTTGAAAGTATTTTGATGCCGGATAATATTCCTTATAGAAATTTCATTGATCGTGACTACTTTGAAGTGAGGGAAGTTGTTATGTCTACTAGAAAAGGAGACAGGTTATTTACTCAAACTATTGTCACACAGAAGGGTTTGAATTATATTATCAAGAAGTTAAAACAGTTTGCTATTATAAAAAGTACAGAAGAGAGTGTAGAAATCAAATAGTTTTCATACTTTTATACTTTATTAATTTAATTTTTAAAAGATGGCAGATAAAGCAACAAAACCCCCTGTAAAAAAATTAGGGACAAACAGTAAAGCTAAACAGGTAATGCCTAAATCTCCTGTAGAAGAAGCTGCACATATCGGTAGTCTATATCGTACTGCAGGAATCAACTTAAGTCTTCCTAATGTAGCAGTATTACTACGTTTAAATAAGTTGTATCAGGATAAAGGTCTTGACGCTACTATCAATGATGTGCAAATGGTTATTAATAGTATTCTTAGTAATCCGGAATTTCAACCAGCACCTAAACAGTAGTAATCAGAAAAGATAGAAGAAAGAGCAAGTACATTGTTCTTTCTTTTTTATTTCGTATATTTGTTATAAATGTAAATCACACACTATGAAAACTTTATTCATACAATTTATTGCTTGGGTTAAACAACTATTTAAATGTAAAGAGAAAAAAACTGGCCTTCCATACAACCCTCCAGGTCGACCAGTAAACCGTTTACTTGGTGCTTGGAAATCTTTATCTATCCCGGATATTGAAATTAACTTTAAAGAGTCTATTTTTAGCGGTAATACTGCTGTAGCGATGTTTGAAGGTAGTTATGAAGTAATTGGTAATGTGATAACCTGGAAACAGGTAACTATTACAGTTCCTCAATTATTAGAGTTATTTAATAACAAATGCACATATTCTATAATAGAAGATAGGCTATATATAACCTATCAAACTACTACTTTTTCATTTACACGGATAAAAGTATAATAAAATTTTGTACATTTGTACTCGGCAGGATATACTATAATAGCTTATTATGTATTTCTATAAAGACGCAAATAACTTATTCCATATAAACGGTGATATACTACCTCCTGGTAATTATATATTACACATCTATCAATTCGAGACTGTGGTATCCATAGAATCTGCGGATACCCATACTCAAACGATGGGACCTGCTGAAATTATTACTCTACAAAAAGAAGATGATAGTTATTATGTGAGTCTTGCAGAATTATTATCCCTTAATGCAGAATTCTTTAGTATGGTTACTAATGAAGCTGCTGCTGGAGATCATGATGTTCTGGCTAATGTGCGACTGGCTGCCAGTGGTATAACCCAAGGACATATAGATGACCAAGACCAGACTATTGCAGGAAATAAGAAGTTTACTAACCAAGCTCATGCAGGTGATTCATTAGAAGCATTTAGTGCTACTAAAACTTTTGATCTGGATAATGGGGGTGTACAAGAAATGCCTATTACTGCTGACACTACAATAGAAGTTGAAAATGAAGAAGCAGGGACTTATATATTTAGATTACCTATAACTGTAGGAACGTCCCCTGCTATAACTGTAGGTACAAGTTATGGTACTTTACTTGGTGGAGGAACGCTTAAAGATGCAGACGGAGATACTAATATAGTAACATTAACAGTATGGCCTAGTGGCGCAAAAGACTACTTAATAACAACTAATTAAACAAATAATCATGACAAAAATAATTTTACCTATCGCAGAAGTACAGAATGGAGGAACTCTTCATGGCTGGTATTATGATGAAGCTATCATTAGAAGTGATATAAACAAAAAGACTGACGCCGTACTTGCTACAGCGGAAGGTATTTTTAATCTTAGTATATCGGATGTAGGCACTATCCTAGCCAATGGGGGCGAAGTAGAGGCTTATCTAATGGCTGTTCATGCACCTATGTCTTTACTTGATACAGAAGTTCCGGAAGGTCTTCCTAAAAGGATGACTTTGGATGGTAGTGCTACAGAAGTACCTAAAGCTTTTAAGCATTGGATACTTCCTGGTGCAGAGATTTGGAGAAAGGATGATGACACTGAGATCATGTTTTACACTAACCCTTTTGCTGGAAATGTATCTCAATATCTTAAAGGTAGTGAAATAGCACTTATCAATGATATACACGCTACAGTAGAGATATTGACTATTGCTGATGCTGAATTACTTATAGCTACTGGTTGGACTAAAATAAGTGAACTTTAAAACCTGAACTTGTTATGTTTACATTACCTGTTGGACTTCTGAATCCTAAAGTTGGATCTGAACCTTTACCTATTCCCAGAGATGGACTTATAGGTGAATGGTTGTTTGACGGGAATGCTGATGATACAAGTGGAAATGGAAATGATGGAATAGTAAATGACGCTATTTTGGTTGCCGATAGATTTGGGGAATTGGATAGTGCTTATAATTTTAATGGCACGACTGCTTTTATAAAAATATTAAATGACTCTGTATTTGATTTAGGTATTGGGGATTTTACTTTTAGCTTTTGGATTAAACAAGCAAGTTGGGGGATAAATAATTATTATTTCGGGAAAGATTACTGGCGAAATTATGAGATCGGGTTTCTATCAGGGTATGAGTCTACTATGCTAATTGGTGGAGTTGCGAATCAAATAAAAGGTATTACTTTAGGCTTACCGGTTGATACTTGGACTCATTGTATTGTTAAACGTGAATCTGGTTTTGGTGAATGGTATTTTAATAGTGTACAATCTGGTATTCCTGTTGAAAACACATCAAGTATGACAAATACCAGAGATCTATATTTTGGTGCGTCTCAAGAAGAAGGGAAATTTGTTACTGGAAGTTTAGATGATGTTCGTATCTACAACAGAGCTTTAACACAAGAAGAGATTACAACCTTGTACAATGAGGATAGACCTCCGATACCTAGAGATGGGTTGATTGGAGAGTGGTTGTTTGACGGGAATGCCTTAGATACGAGTGGTGAAGGGAATGATGGGGTAGTAACAGATGCAGTATTAGTAGAAGATAGACACGGAAACTTAGATTCAGCTTATTCATTTAATGGGACTAGCGCTTTTATTGAGATAGGAGATAAATACGATTTTGGCCTGGATGATAGAACTATAAGTTTCTGGCTTAAAACTCCTATTGTTGATGGGGTTTTTAAAGGAGTTATCTCAAAATCCTTATTTGGAGCTGGAGCAAATCGTTGGGGAATATTTATTTCAACATATCTATCTAGTTTTTTTGATACGTTACAAGCAGATAATACACAAACTGAAGATACATGGGTGAATTATATAATTACTTATACCAGATCTGAAAACATGGTTGTGTATAAAAACACCGTAGCAGGAACTCCTGTGGATATAAGTTCAAAGGTAAATCAAGATTTCCAATCAAGTATTATTTTACGTTTTGGGTGTTATAATGATGCTAGTGGGAATCCAGGAAGGTATTATAATGGTAGTATGGATGATATCCGTATCTACAACAGAGTCCTAACACAAGAAGAAATTACAGCCTTGTATAATGAGGATGCTCCTGAACTAATTAACGCTTCTTTTGAATACGTTTCTGGTTCAATAGAAGATATGATTATAAATGGAAATAGTGTTGCATTAGGTGCTTCCAGTTTAACAGCATCAACAATACAAACACAACAATCAATCCAGGCCAATCAAGATTTTGCTGTTGAATTTTATTTAGTTTTTTTACCTGGTGGTAGCGGAGAACCTTCTTTGGGAATGACACCTGAATTTAGTTCTTTGCCTAGTAGTAAAGGTGATTTTTTAAATTTTATAGGAAAAAGTAATGCATCTCTAGACTATTGGACTGGTAAAAATGGAAATGTTTTTATCAGTTCAGGCGTTGATGTTGATGACTCTTATAAATTTAGAGTAGAACATATTATTGCTACACCGGCAGTAATTATAAAATATAGTGTAGATGATGGAGAAAATTGGATAGTACTACGGGAGTTATCTGGTACTAATTATCCTCTGAATTCCACAGATACAGTAAGAATAGCTTTTGGCAAGGTTTGGGGTGCAGCAGCTAACTATGAGTTAAATAATTTACAATTAGAGGGGGCTTGGGGATAATATTTTTAGTTATAAGGCCACATAGATACAGTACAAATAGAACTAAATAATACAATATGTATTTCTATAAAGAAGCACTTAATAATATATTTCATGTAGGTAATGATATTCTTCCTGCTGGTAGATATATACTTAGAATCTATGATAATGGACTTAAAGTAGCTATAGAGTCTTCAGATACTCATGAGTCAACTATGAGTCCTACAGAGATTGTATATCTCCAGAAAGAAGATGATTCCTATTATACTGATCTAGCAGAACTACTTGTCGCTACTAAGGACTTTTTTAAGGGTGGATATGCCGGTGATGTTACGTCATTGGAAGGTAGAATGACTGCTATAGAAGATACACAAATTAAAATACTATATTATGAGCAAATCAATGGTACAAGCACTAGCGGCCAAATCAGCCCACCTACGGGTAGTACAATCCTCTTCGATCAGTGGGCGAATGGTGAAGATGCTGTGGTCAGCAATATTGTGGATGGTAAGCCGGATTACGCTGCAACTGGTGTTGTTGTTAACACTCTGGATAGTAGTGGTAACTATACACTATCAGGAACTTTGGCAACTAATCCAGCAGCTTTTATCTATTGGATATTAGTCCCATTAAAGCATTTTGATGAACTTAATGTTGATTATATAATCGATCAATCTATAACCTTCCCTGCAGGCGGTACTTTAAGTAATGTTATTACTGTAGCTAAATCTGGAGGGGACTTTACAGACATAGCTTTGGCTATAGCTTCTATTACAGATAACACTTCTGCAAATAGGTATAGTATAGAAGTTGCTCCTGGTGAATATATTATAGATAATAGTTTAGGGCCTATTGCTCTAAAAGACTTTACTAATATCACTGCTATTGGTGGAAGAGCTATAGTATTCAAACCTTTAGTTACTACTAATGATATGTTTACCGGCGGTGTATTTGCATACATAACTGGTATAGTGTTCAGTGGTAATACAGGTACTGCTTATATATTGAAACACGAAAGTCCTGGTGTCACTACAGTGAATAATTGTGTATTAAGAGATGCTGCTAATGGGTTTTATTTAAATCACGCAAGCGCTGTTTTTGAAATATCAGCTTTAACTGTAAATAACCCTGCTTTAACAACTACTGTAAATGCTATAAACATTCAAAGTGGAAATGCGGATTTAGATAATATAACATTCAGATCAACTGTAATTGTAACTAATGGTATTATCATATCCGGCCCTAATACAAAAGTAAGTCTTCATAATCTAATAACAATAAGTCCTACTATTACAACTGTATTACAGGTATTAGATGGTGCTTTACTTCTAGGTGGTACTGCCTCTATAGGGTATGTTTACGATGCTATGGTTATTTCAGGGGATAACACCGACGTTAGATTTGATGCTTTACGTATAATGTTCTGTCAAAACAACGGGTTTAGGGTTGACAATGTAGGAACTAATGTAAAAGTAAGTCTATTTTCTACAACTATAACCCAATGTACTGGGCTTAATTTTAATGTGTTAAATCCTAATTCTCTTGTTACAGGTAACGGATTTTCTGAGATCAATAACAGCTACGTCATACCTGGAGCTGGTTTTTATGTTTATATACTGGATGTAAGTGAAGATGATGAAGGGTTAAATATTCTTGGCGAGTTACACGTAGGAAGTCCAGGGATACCAGCAGAAAGTGTGTTTGGTGAAGGAGATAGTTATACTGCCGGTATGGTAGTGTATACTTATGATGGTGCTTCTTTTGTGGATGTTTCTGCTGCGGCTAAATCTGCTAGTGGATCTACTTTTACGTTCCCTAATTTAGACGCCGATTCTGCTATATATATAGCAAGTATGCGTGCTGATACTGTAGATGTTCTACATCATTATGGTATTAAAACAAAAGTTACTTTAGCTGCAGTTTTTGGTACAGGAAATATTGTTACAGAATACTGGAATGGAAGTGTTTGGGTTGAACTTAATGTAATGGAAGCAGATTCTGGTGGAAAGTATTACCCAAAAGCTAAAAACATTTTCCAGGCTGTAGGCTCTACTCAAATTAGATATGATAGTGTACTACAAAATGATGGGTGGGCCAAGAATGATCCTATAACACCTGTATTAGGTGTAGATTATTATTGGATACGATATAGAATTACAGCAACTATTACTACAGCTCCTGTATTCGAACAATGGAAAGTGCATTCAAACAGACTTGAGGTAAATGGTGATGGTTGGATAGAGTTCTTTGGTACAGCTAGACCTGAAGCACAATTAGGTTTGAACTTAGCTTCTGGTAAACCTTTTGAAGGTAGTATGCAGAGTCAGACTTTATATATAAGTGAAGATATAGGAGCAGGATTAACAAATAACAAATTTACAGCTACAGGTGATATATTAGGTGTTAGTGGATTTCTGCCTTTTGATCTTGATACTTCAAGTCCTATTAAATTAATGTGGAGTGGGCATGCAAATTCTACAGGAACTTATGAATGGACTGTACGTTGGGGATGGTTAAAAGATGGTGATCCTATTACTTATTCAGAACCTGGTGCTCCTATAACCAATTCAAATAGTATAGTTATAAGTAAAGCTGCCGTGTTAGATGAAAAGATTACTTTCCAAGCGTTATTAGATGTGTCAGAAATGATAGCAAGAAGAGATGGTGATTTTGGAGATGAGTTATGGTTAAGTATTCAGCCGACTACTTTACCAGGAAATTTCTCATTAGCATCAAGTCAGGCATTATATACTAAATGGTCTACAGGTGGGCATATCTAACCCTTTGAGAATCAATCTAACAGTATCATAGGTAAGAAATTTTAAAATAATTCATTCTAAAGGACTTTAAAATCGAATCTTTTATATATATTTGCAACATGAGAACAATGAATAATATACATACAGTCGAGCAGCCGAAGGCGGATACAATTCGTGGGAGGGCTCTTGCTATGTGATATTATCGTATAATATAAAATAACACAAGTAAGACTTTCCGACTAAACAGGAAGGTCTTTTTTGTTTTATATAGGGTGGTATTGCAGAGGCTATACTACGGTGATTTGGAATCACCGGTCCGTCAGTTCGAATCTGACTCACCCTACTGTGTATGATCCCGAAGTGGCCGAGGGGCTGGATTGTGGTTCCAGTTGAAGTGAGTTCGAGTCTCATCATACACCCAATGGGGTTGGTCTTGTTGGTTAGAAGCTTTGCCTTGCAAGCAGAGTTACGAGTGTTCGATTCACTTCGGCTCCACTAAGGAATGATAGCTAAGCGGCTTAGCGCCTGCCTGTTAAGCAGATGTACGTTGGTTCGAATCCATCTCATTCCGCATAAGCGAGTAACGCATAAATGATGGTGCACCTGGCTTCCAACCAGGATTAGAGTCGGTTTGATCCCGTCTACTCGCTCGAAGACAGGCTCTTGGTTGGTACCTGTATAAAAACACCGACCAATTATGCCTCTTAAGCTTTGCTGGCGAAGCTACTGATTTGTAATCAGAGGATAACAGGTTCGATTCCTGTCGGAGGCTCATTAGGTGAAGGGTTCGATTCCCTTGTATCGCTAAGATAAATAGATTGCAGTTCCGAGCTGGATTTAAGTAAGTCTTTAGGTGCGACACCTGATCTTATATTGCGGGGTGGTCTGGAGGGGTTCCAGCCTTGTCTCATAAGCAAGATTAACGTGAGTTCGATTCTCACTCCCGCAACTTTTGGGCTTTTAGCTTAGTCAGGTAGAGCAGCTCCCTCATAAGGAGAAGGTCGTTGGTTCAAATCCAGCATTGCCCACAATGGTTTCGTGAGCCCCAATGGCCGGGGATCTAGCCTGTCACGCTAGAAAAACGAGGGTTCGATACCCTCCGGGACCGCTATATTGGGCTGTAAATTAACGGGAAAGAAAATCTGATGAATATCAGAAAGTATGTAAAGTTCGAATCTTTACCAGTCCGCAAATTGATCTGTAACTCAGTCTGGTTCAGAGTGCTTCCCTTACAAGGAAGAAGTCGTCGGTTCGAATCCGCCCAGGTCAACATATGGGGGTGTAGCTTAGTTGGTTAAAGTGCCCGGCTGATATCCGGGAGAGCGTCGGTTCAATTCCTGCCATCCCTACAGGTACCCTTATAGCTTAACTGGAAAAGCGTGGGTCTTCTAAACCCAAGTCCTGAGTTCGACTCTCGGTAGGGGTTCTAAATTATATGCTGCTGTAGTCTAAATGGAGTAGGACGTCAGGTTTTCATCCTGGAAGATGCGAGTTCGAGCCTCGTTGGCAGTACTAGTATTAATTAAAATTAAATGTTATGTATAGTGTTAATTCAAGAGGCTTGGAGGTCGTAGAGATGTACGGAGAACTGGCCGCACCGATAAAGGAGTATAGATATTCTATTTATCAGGTGTCTTAGCTTAGTTGGTAAAGCCTCGCACTTTTAATGCGAAGAGCCTGGGTTCGAAACCCAGAGGCATCACTAATGGAGGTGTAGCTCAAATGGATGAGCCCCGGACTACGAATTCGGAGGTTGAAGGTTCGATTCCTTTCACCTTCTCATATTGCCCTGTAGTGTAAACGGCAAGCACACAAGGTTTTGAGCCTTGTAATTCTGGTTCGAATCCAGCCGGGGTAACTTTTATTTGGTTGTATAATATATAAGGTGTATATTTGTTACCGCAAAAACAACGAGTTTGTCATGTAAAACAGGGGTGCAAAACCTGATTGACACTTTAAATTGTAAAGGCCGGTTATTAATTTAACCGGTTTTAATATAACATTTTATGAAAACAACATGTTATTTATTTAGTTTCTGGTCGCTGCTTACTTCGGTAAGGGATTAGGATAGCTATATAAATAATACAATATAGTACTAAGACCTTACTTTAACGAGTAGGGTCTTTCTGGTTTATATGCGTCTGTGGCGAAACTGGAGAAACGCGCTGGGTTTAAGCCCCAGTGATCAGTGATGGTCTTGTGAGTTCGACTCTCACCAGGTGCACAAAATGCGGGAGTGGGCAAATAGGTAAAGTCGCTGGATTTAGGCTCCAGAGTTCTGAGAGTTCGAGTCTCTCTTTCCGCACTAATGGAATCATAGCTGAGGAGGCAATAGCACGAGATTGAAGATCTTGAGACGGTAGTTCGAGTCTATCTGATTCCACATAAGGAAAGTGTCCGTGGTGCACGAGGGCCTGGTCTTGAAAACCAGTAGGATGTCAAAGTCTTGTGGGTTGGAATCCCACACTTTCCTCTAATGCCGAGTCTGCTGAGTGGGATCAGGACCAGACTGTAAATCTGGTGTCTAATGACTAGGAAGTTCGATTCTTCGTGAGGCACAATACAGGGGCAGTTATAGGTGTGGCAAGCGTTCTCCAAAAGCGTAGTTTGTAGGTTCGAATCCTACTCCCTGTGCATGATGCTGTAACCGAGTGGTAAGGTAGTTGCCTGCAAAGCTCCGTTCGTCAGTTCGATCCTGACCGGCATCTCATAAAGAGAGGTGGCAGAGTTGGTCTATTGCACTGGTTTGCTAAATCAGAGGGTGTAAAAGCTCCGTGGGTTCGAATCCCATCCTCTCTTCTTAATAATTTCTAATATTTTCCATTAAATCACGTTCAATAATTAATCTTCTTAATATAGGGAATTCTTTACTTAAAGTTATAAGTATTTTATTATCCCCATCTTTATTATCCATATCCTCTCCTGCTGCCGCATCACTCATATACTGGAATATCCTAGCTATACTTTTAAGGTATCTAGCTACAGCGACAGGATTCGTTACAAGATCATAATATGCAGTAGGATCTGTAAATGTTTTTACTTCTCTTGCTATACGATTAAGAGTATTAACTAGATAAGTAGTCCCTACACCACCACATTTGGTTTCTTCATCATTACATAAAGTAGCTTTAGCTAATAGAGATAGTAACCCTGTAACAGCTATAGCACTAAGTTCCATAAAAAGTACTTTTATATTATTAAGATCAACTTCAGTTATTTTCTCGGTTGCTCTAGCTTGTCGCATTTTTTTATAACTTAATCCGTATTTTGGGATTAATTCCATAGCCGATAATACACGTCCTCTTGTTTCTCTACCTAAAATAGCATTATATTTTCTTGCTCCAAAATGCGCATGATATGGTTCAAAAAACCATAAATGAAACATCGATGCTGCTTTACCTACAATAGTTTTACCAAGTAATTTAGCGTTATTATAGTCACCATGAATTAAGTTTATTTGATCTCTTATAGGTATAATAACTTCTGCTATAGCTGCGTCTCCTTTCTGTCCATTAAATGTGTATTCTTTTGATAAAGTCCCCTTATCATCTATAGCATCCCAAATGCTTATATCATTACCATTTTTATCTTGTACTTGCATATGCATTAACATAGCAACAGTTATGTTACCTTGATTCAATTTTTCGGCTATTTTTGTACCAGCGTAAGGCATTACAGCGCTTTTTATTTTACCGAAAACCCCTTTTTTCTTTTCGAATGGGTTCTTACGTTCAAAATCATACATAATATCACCAAGAACAGCGTAGTTCTTTATAATATTATCGAACTTTTCTGTAAATACTGTAGAATAAGCTGCTTTTAAAGTTTCCCAAGTAAACAATTTCCCTTCAGCGGCATGTATTATATTTACTATCTGACCTTGCATAAAGTTAGCAATAGCTGACTGTATATTCCACCCCATTGTAGATATTCTCATAAAATCCATTAAACTCTTAAGGATAGAATTCACTGTTACATTACGCCCGATTTCTTTTAATTCTGTTTCAAGACGTTTCTTTGTAGTTTTACCTTTTAGAGTTTGATCTGTAGCTAGTCTTTCTAATTGTTCTAACAATTGCTTTCTTCTTCTCTTTTCATCCGATGTATAGACAGAAATCGGCAGTTTCATCGACTTATCCTGGTTTCCTATATCGAAGTATTCTCTGTCGATAAAGTAGTCTACCATGTCTTTAACATTGCCTACATCTTTACTATCTATATCACCAAAACTGAACTCTTCATCCGATATACCTGCTTCCATTTGCTCTAAGTAGTGGAGAGCCATATCTATTTCAGGTTTAATAGCAGATTTATATCCATAAGAAAGAGCCGCAAGATTTAATGAGTTAAGGGCTTTAAATATATCACCACTATGACTCTTCATTACAATATCCGATGCTTCTCGGTATATCTCAGCTCTATCTTCGGCAGATAACTCTCTAATTTGTTGTGGATTTAACTCCCTAACTTCGTGTATGTTTTTCATTTCCTTAGATATTAAAGACTCTAAGGTTTGTACTCCTTTATCCAGTACTTTTACAGTTTTACCTGTAACTGGATCTGTTATTTCTTTTTTATTATCTTTACCTGCAGCATAGTTTACTGCATTATCCCATAAAGTTTTCTTTGTAAATTCTTTTATACCGTGTTCTTGGTATTCTTCTAGTATGGTATTCTGTATAGCACCTAAAGCATACTCAGTCATACCGCTAGTATTGAAATGTTCTTTTGCTTTTTTAGTTATTTCATAAGCTCTCTTATAGAAAGCAGCGGCGTCTGTGTCTTCAGTAATAGACGTAAATGTATCGTCGTATAGTTCAGTAGGTTTTCCATTTTCATCGAACTTTTTTGGTACAGTTACCAGGAATCTGTCAGCAGCAGCCCCTTGAATCTCGTTAAAAGTACCTGTATTCGCTTTATCTATAGCAGCAGCACGTATAGCAGGGGAATTTTGTATTTTCCATTGTAACATCCTACTCGCCTCTTCACTACCTGCTTCCAATTCCTCTTCATTCTCTACACCAAACTCTGCCATTAAATAATGGTCTTTTATTTCCATATACCGTTTAAAGAGCATGTCGGCTTCTGCTACAGCAGATATAGCTTTATCTCTGCCTATAATCGGAGTTAACTCTTCTACGTATTTTTCTATAGCTAGAGTTGAAGCTCCTGCTAATCTACTTACATCGATAAATACATTATCATTTTTATAGTCTGAAAGTCTACCGTAACCTCTTTTAAAGTTACGTAGTCTTTTTAGGTATTCAGAAGTGTATTCACTAACCAGATTACCGGTAACCGTACCATCTTTATCTTTTTGCCAAAACAACTCAAAATCAAAACCTTTTTGTCGCAAAGTCTCATATAACTCAGCTAAATGATTACTTTCTGTAATAGCTTTTACTTCTGCTTTCTTAGCGGCAGTGTTTATAGTTTTCATTATGTAAGCTACAGTCGGGTTATCCACTTTAGCTATAGAAAATACTGTTTTAAACCAACCGTTTACTTTATTCTTTAATTTAGTTATGTCATTAAAGTTGAATACTTTGTTTAAAGTAGAACTTATTTTACTAGTTATCAAGTTCCTGCCTTTATTGTTCAATGATGTATCCTTGATTGATTCAGCTTCATTAGCTATCTCTTTAAAGTCTTTTTGTATTTCCGGATTTACTGCTTGAGACTCGTCCAGAAATATATTTTTATCTGTATCCTCAAAATTCCCTACGTCTATCCAATTCTGCAGTATGTTTTTAGCACGTACAAACTCATCAGGACTTATATTTTCTTTAGCAAGTATTCTTCTGGCTTTTGCTAAGTCAGTTTTTGCTATATCTTTAAGAGTCTTTAGGTTGTATTCTTCTACATCTTGTTCTAATATAGCATTGATGTCGTTAATTTCTGTTGTTACAGCATCTATATCCTTATTCGCTGCTCCTGTATTTTGTAAGTTAAGCTTCCTTTCCTCTAAACTCCTAATATCGTTTCTAAGTTTAGCTTGTATATGATCACTACGTAGATTGAATGAGCCTCCTTTACCTGGAACTTTGCGATCTAATTGCATAGCTCTATGTACAGTTTCTGTATATAAATCATACATTAAACTATTGTATAGGTCTATGTTATCTGACCCTGTAACCTGACGTATCCTTGGATCTTTTGAATCTGTAGCTATACGTTCTTTCAATTGTCTATTAGCCAATACCACTTCTGGAATCTTATTATATATAAATAATGTTGCATCCGGTACAGCTTTTAATAACGCTCTTTCAATTTTACTTACTAGTTGTTTTCCTTGTCTCAAATAAGGTAGTGCATCTTGTCTCTTCTCTTGTAGAAACTGTATCATATTAGCAGCTAACGTACCAAGTTTATGTAAGTTTCCTTTTGAATCCGTAATTGTACCTGGAGTTCTTTTGGAAAAGGATTGTGTTGGGCCTGGAACTTTTTGAGATTCTGTTGTAGGTATTTTAGCTTTAGGTTTAGCGAAATAAGCCACACCTTCATTTACATTATATACCCAATCCATATCAGTTAGATAGGCTGATATAGCCATATCGTGTTGATTCGCGAATTGAGGAGGCAGCACCATAAATACTTTCACACCATTGGATATATCTTCATCTATGCCTGCTTTAACTTCATCAACTTCCTGTACATTTTCGGCATGTACGAAGACTTTATCTTTATCTGTATGTAACGGTTTAGTTTCTACTGTTTCAGTAGGTTTTATAGTAGGTTCCTTAGATAGACCATACTGTACAGCAGCGTCTATATAGTTTTGTTGTATGTTAGAAGATTGTTTATTAACACTAATCTTATCTTTTATATTAAGTATTAGAGGTTCTTTACGGTCTTTATTTGCGTATAATACTAACACTTCTGGTTTACCTTTAGCTCCACCTATGGTATGATAGTCCCCCTTTTTAGTAAGTTGTCTAGGGGTTTTGTTTTGTAAAATACCGATATGATCTTTGGTAACTGTTGTAGTGTTAAATAAATTGAATGACCCATTAGGATTTACTTTATACACCATGGCATCAGTAATACCTCCGTCTTTACTTTTGAATGATACAAAGGATCCTTTCTTTATTGGCCCTTCTGTATCTTTAGTGTATTGCTTTTTTAACGCATTATTTGTCTCTTCACTTGTAAGTGGGGCTACTTTTTTAAAAGATGCAGGTTTATTTACTTTAATCGAAATACGTTTATTCTTTTCACCTATGTAATAATATTTACCGGTTTCGGTAAACAACTTTGGTTCGTTGTCTGTGTTCAACCTACCTTGTTTTAAATTTCGCCAATCACCAAATTTTTCTATGAATTCCGAAGAATGCACATTCATTTTTAGAATCTCTGCTTCTTCTGGTATATTAGAAATAGCTTCCAATTCGTTATACAGAGAAGAAACTTTACCAGTCATGGTCTGTTTCATTGTATAACCATTATTACTAGCTAAGGTTGCATAAGCTACTTCTTTATCACCTGTCAATTTAGTCAGGTCATCTAGGTTTTTTCTTATGCTCGGTAGATTAATATTTAAACACTGCATATTATTTATATTAATGTTTAGTACAAATGTACTGAATTATGTCTAATTTTTAAAATTCACGTAAATGAAACAATTATTAATTATCTCGATGCTGAGCTTATTTACTATAAATGCGGCTAGTCAGTTACAATTAACAAGACTCCCTCATATGAAAAAAGGCTCCCGTTTGCCATACAATGAAACCTTTAGATTCCCTTGTGGAGATTCTGTAGGACATGGCTATTATATAGCACAAGGTTTTCAAAACACAGATGAACACTTAGGTTTGGATATAAGTGGTTTTCCTGGAGGTGACTCTGATTTAGGGGATACTATCTACTCCATAGGGCATGGAATAGTAGACTATGCAGAATCTACTTGTCATCTTTCAGTATTACATAAATATCATGCTGGTATTATAAAGGCTATATATTTTCATTGTGATACAGTTTTTAGTAGAGAAGGGGATTTTGTCGAAAAGGGGGAACCAATCGCCACAATAGGCAAAGAAGGGACTCATTTAGCCCACTTACATTTTGAAATAACTTTTAACCTGTGTTTTAAAAACGGACTAGGTGGTTATGGTGAATGTAGAGGTGAAATAGATCCTTTAACTATTATCCCTTATGCCGGTAAACTTCCAGAGACTCTATACGATTAATTTTTTGGTTTGGTAGGTTGCATTGCTCTATTGTGCTTTGCAATCCTATCTAACCTATTTTTAGACCAATCTCCGGTAGCTTTAATCCTTGTAACTCTATTAACATCTTTTTCTTTAAAATACTCTTCTGGTGTATGTGTAGCTCCTTTAGCATAACCTACAGTATAATAATTTCCGTAATTATACACATTCATATTTCCATTTTCTTCATAACTTAATACATTAGAAGTATGTCTTTCTCTATTATCTACATCGATTTCTTCTGTAGATCCATCTTTGTATTTAATAGTAGTTTTATCCCCTCTATTAGTATAAGAACCTTCTTTTACACCTTCTGCTGTACCATGAGTAAGTATATCACCTGGAGAAACTTTGTTCCAACCTTCATCTTTTAGAAATTCCTCTCTGTATTTACCAGCTTCTTTATTAAATTTTAACCTACCTGCTTTAGAGTCTTCATAATCTGTAACTTTATTTCCTGTTGCAAATACATAATCAGCCAAACCTAAATGCTTTAAAGCTTGCGGACTTTCCCAAGTATCTGGCCCATAAAAATCTTTATTGGTTTTACCTTTTTGTCCTGTACTAATACTTTCTATATTACCGTACTTAGAGCCACTTCTTACTTCATAATATCCCGGTAAATCATTAAGTACTCTATCTCTTACACGACAACCAGAACCCATACACCCTTGTATTTTAGGGTGAATCCCATATTTTCCTGACATCTCATAAGGAGTTATATAGTTCCCTTTATCATCTTTTTTATAGTCTCCTTCTTCATCTCTTTCTGCTCTCTCATCCCAATCAAGAAACACTTCCATATCTTTTTTATCTTCAATCTCTAACTTTTTTCTTGAAGTATAAATAGATTTAGGTATAGATACTTCTTCTTTACCAAACTCTGTTATAGATGGAATCATGTCTTCTTCAGACATAGGTTCATTACTAACTTCAGGTACATTTAATTCAGTAGGTTCGCTTTTAAACATACTTTTCATTTTTTCAAATAAACCCGTCTGTTGTTTTTGAGAAGCTTCAAAATTTTGTTGCTGAACTTTTTTTTTACCCCCACCCTTTACGCTAAGACCTGCCTCAGCTTTGATAGGCCCACCATAAGCTTTTTGGTTAACACCAAGGTATTCATTGAACTGATCTAAACCAGCAGTACTATTTATTATATCACTATATGCTCCAGGATTTTCTCTATAAGCATTTACACTTACGTTATATTCTCTACCTCCAGGTTTTAAACTTGGGTTTATATTAGGATTAGATTTATCTACAACCATATCTCTTCCAGGATTCAAAGTAAACATTGTCTCTTCGCCTGTACCTACATATGGTGTCTTATTTGCAATGGAAGCATTAAAACTTTTAGCAAAAGTATTATCACGTTGTGCATTAAAACCATACCCTCTATCTCTATCTTCTAATGTAGAAGACGCATCCCCTAGTGCACCTGAAACATAATCATAAGACGTACCAAACGACTTTTGAGCAGCTTGTGTTTGATAAGGATCCAATTGCCTTCCTTGTTCTATAACTTCTTTTTCTGTTACTGGGTCATTGGTAGGAGGATCTATTGTACCACCATAAGCGTACTCATTATTATATTCAGGGTAGTCTTTATTAAGTTTCTGAAGCTGTATGTTTCTATCGGACACTTTACCTCTATAGTAATTTTCAGTAGACTTATCATCATACTTGTCAGATTTTTCATACCTAGTTTTATAATCATCACTTACACCAGTATAATATTCAACATCTTTATTTAACTGTTTTATTTTATCCGCATACTCTTCTTCAGTAAACCTTTTTGGTTTCTTAGCGTATTTAGCTATAGTTTCGTCTACAGTACCAAAGAATCCTTTAGGTTTCTCTTCAGTAGGCTTACCACCAATATATAAACTACCATCTTCAGCATAGTCTTCAGAGGAAGGTAAACTATTTACGATATTATCTATCTCTTCGTTATTTCCTACATCAAGTAATTGTTGGATACGTCCACCTAATGCTTTAGGTATAATAGCCATATCACCTACTTCATTACGTAGTATAAACTCTTTTCCTTCCGCTTTTACTTTCATAGTATTATATTTTATACAAAGTTACAAAATTATTCTTTCTTTTTGATGTTTGTGTTATCTATATAGTTTTGTACTGCTTCGTTATACACATCTTCAGGAAAATTTTGTTTATACCCAGCACTAGCAAAATATAGCGCAAAGTCTGGGTCTTCTCCAGCATCTATATATTCTCCTGTCTCGATAGCATAATCAAAAGCTTTTTCTTTTAGGTGCTCTAATTCCTTTTTACCCGGTTTTTGCACTATCGTTGGGTATACGTACTGTTTCCCGTCATACTTATCGTTAGCCATATAATGAGTACCACTAGCCGGTTTACCTTCATTATCAACAAAATCAAGGGTTAAATCATTACCTTCGTTTATTCTACGTATAAAATTCAAGTCTTTATTTTTAGCTAATAATTCCGCAGATCTATTACGATAACCTGTAGTATCTAGCAGGTTTTTCATCAGGTGGAATAGTAAGTCCATCCGCAGCTATAAACATACCATGTGCAGCCTTTAATATTGTACCTCCTTTAGAATATGATACTTTACCATTATTGATGGTAAGATCTATCCCACCTTGAGCATGACTTGGCCCCTTTAATTTAACCACTTTAGACCACTTATTATTACTTAATTTTCTGGTCGCTCTGGTTACAGAACCATATTCATGAGAATAACCATTTTTAGCTTGTACAGCAGCCCATTTACCGGGTTTAGTACTAGTAGGTGTTTTAGCTATAGATAATCCGTTCTTAGCGTTGTACGTGGACTTACCATTTACGATTTGCCATTTCTTTCCTGAACGAATTACTCCACCACATTTTTCAATTAAAGTCTTACCTGCTTCTTTTAGTTTATTGAATGTAGCCTGGTCTGTAAGTTTACCTAAATCCTTAGTTTCTTTTAATTTAACTGATAAGTTATTAGTTCCTCTAGAGCTAGTAGCGTATTGAGACATATTTGCCATATACGTGTTTAACTTACTATTATCCGAATAAGATACTTTAGGTTGTACTTTTTCATCTCCCTTTTCCCCTATACCTTCTTTAGACACCTTTTTTTGTGAAGTGCTTTGGTCTATACCTATACTCTCTTTTAAAAAGTTTATCGCATCGATATACCTATCTATATGACGTTGTTGTAATTTACCATTAGTAGCTAGCTCGTTTTCTATTAAAGCAAGACCATATACACCTTGTTCAGGATAAACTCTCATAGGTACAGGTAAACTATCTCTAGTTTCTATATTCGCCATTATATCTTCCAAGCTAATGTCAAACCACTCTCTTGTTTCTGGTTTACTTCTGTACTTTTCGTACATATTACGAGTCAGTTCTTTATATAATAATGGCTCTTTCTCCAAAGTAGTCAGCTTTCCTTCACAACATTTAAAAGCATCTTCATCTATACTGTAATCATATGTATTTGTTCCATGTAATATAGAACGTTCATTACCAGTCTCTTGTTCTAGTGAGGTAGGCGTAATATTAGCTACAGTATAGATGTCATTTAATAACCCTTTAATGTCTTCTGTTACCCCTAAACTTTTAAATAAATCGGCGAAGAACTGTACTATTAAAGACTTATACCGTTTACCGTCCAATTTATCTTGTATAGCTTCTAAATTAGATGGAGTTACAGCCATAAATTCATATATACTAGACATAGCATAATAATAATCAAAATTACCGTTTCTAGTTACATTACCTAATGCATCACTCATAGCTGCCAATTGCCCTTTATCTAATACCTCTGTACCGTCTACATGTGCTATAGCTGCTGGAATTATATTATTATATATGTGCTCATTAGTTGTGGCCTCTCTTATTCTTTTTAAAGTGTCAACATCTAATGCTGTATACTGAGCTAAAAGAAAATTCTCGAAGTCTAAAGCCTGATCACTGTCAAATACTCCCGTCAATTGTTCTTGCAAGAAAGTATCTACATTATCTATAGCTTGCCCTACAGTTTTACTGGCAGAACCTGCAGCAAAATGATTTTGTATAGCACCAGATGTAAGGTCATGCATGTGTTCATGTAATATAGCTACTACAGCTTCGCTATCTTTCGCATTCTCTAGTTTTAACGCATACAAATTAATAGTAAGAGTACGTGTTGCTGTATTATAATCTGCTTCTAGTAAACCTCCGGCATCTGGCGGAGTGTCTACATACTTCACAGTAACTCCACTAGAAGGTATTTTTTTAAGGTTATCCAACAAAATAGCTGTAGACGTAGGTAGGTTTTCAGTGTCTATTAAATTATATAGATGCTCTAAAGTACTAGGTTTATTATCTACAAGTCTTGTAAGTAAAGTTCCTGAGTTTTGTTCTACATCTTCATAAACCGGATTAGGGTTAGGTACTTCTACTTGTATATTCGCGTTATACCTAGATGTTTCTCCTGTATATATTTCTACTGGTTCGTAAATACTTAGTTTTTCGTTCCTTACTAATAATACAGTCTCATACATTCCTTTTTCTTCTCCTGGAATTTGCGTGACTATCGCAGCGGGTGCCTCTTCTTCCATCAATGCGAAGCCGCCATTTACAGCTTCCAGAGAACCATAAGGGTACTCATTTACCATATTAATATTATGTTGGTAATACTGCATTAAAAAGGTACTTTTATCAAAGTCACTTGCTGCGTTTGGATCTAGTATCTCTTTTAATACATCCACAGGTATAAACTTTTTAAAAGAAGTTCCTTTTCTTCCTCCTTTTAATAAAGAATAATATATCAGTTGTTGTGCTACTTGAGAAGGTATTACTCCATTTTCTAAAGCTACATTATGTTTAAGCATATCAACCAATCCCATGTATACTTCTGTATCATTAGATTTATCACCAGATACACGTTCATAATTGACTATTAAAGGTTCTCCTTCTTGCTTATCTATAGATATACTTTTCATTAAAGGATTAAGTCTACCGAACTTAGTATTTTGCAGTTTAAGTAAGTTAGCATAAAGACTTCCTTCATCTATATTATGCATTAATAAGTCACGTAATCGTGCAGTATCCTTACCTTTTAACATAGAATGAGTATAATGTACTATGTTATTACGTAATTCATATAAGTCTGCATCGGATAAATCACGGCCTAAAGTCCGTTCTACTGTTTTTACTATACTACCGAATTCGAAGTCATTTGATGTTTCAATAAACTCTTCTCCAAAAGTATCCACTGAAAATTTAACCCCATAGATAACATCAAATCCAGCTAATGTTGTAGGTGCAGCTAGTTGACGTCCGTGTGTACCTGTGTATTTACCTAGTAATTTGTCAGCGTTTTTTACAGGGTGTTTTTCCAGTTTATTAGCTGTTGTTAATTGTTCTTTAGTTACATAAATATTTTTATTCAGTCCTTTAGAGTCTATGTTAGATAAGCGTTTAAGAGAAGTTAACTTTAAAGCGTCTTCTTCTAATGCCCTATATTTCTCTAGTATAGCAAGTTGTACAAGCCCATAATTATCCCCATAAGCTTCTCTTCTTTGGATCATATCCTGTAAATGTACTTCAGCATCCTGACTTTTAAAATCAGCTAACTTTGCATGTTCCTTACTTTTATATTGTCTTTTAGTATCGTACTTATTAATTAAAGCTGATAATATTTTATCTTCAGAGTTTGGATCAAACTTAGCAAACATACCTCTACTATTTCTAAGCATCTGCACATAGTCAAATAGTATAGGTTGAGACATAAAATTAGCTGTAATATCATCTTCAAACCCTAACATATGAAGTAAACTATATACTCCGGATGTTTCTGTAGTCATGTTAATCTTAGCCATACTTTCTAATACAGCGTTATCCACAGCAAGTGTTTGTGTAGCAGATATCATATCTGCAGGAGTTTTCTCACTACCCTTTTTTAAACTATAATCTAACCCTATTTCTCCTTTGGATATACTGTACTTATTTCCGAATTCCACAGTAATGTTTTTCCAAGGTTCTCCTGGTACTTTCTCACCTACTACTAGTTCTTTCCCTTGAGCTAAAGCATTAAATATACTATCAGAAGAGAATATAGCAATAGCATCATTACCGGCATTACCTTCCTTTAGTTTCTTTTTATTATAACGATGAGATATAACAGAGTCTATCCCTTCCTGTCTACTAGAATTTACGTTATCGACAAACTCTGCTGTTTTACTAAAACCGCGTGAATCTGCTTCTAATGGTTTAAGTATTTGCTTTTGTGTTTGTGGATCAAGCATTACTGTTTTATGGATATCTAGTATCCTGTTTTGTAATCCTGATTTAAAGTCTTTAGTTAAACCTTTAAGCTGTTTTTTATGTTCTTTTAATTCTTTTCGATCTTTCGTTTCAGTTATTAAAGCCTCATATTTAATTAACTCTTTAATATATTTTTCATAAGAAGCATAAGGTACTTTTTCTAATTTACCATCTACATACTTAGTGCTAAACATGTACCCATATAGTTTATCTACATCAAAGTCAGAACCCATTTGAACTACAAAGTCTTTAGGAGCTATAACTAAATTACCTACTGCTGTTGGTAAAAAGCCTACAACTTCGGCATAAGCCATAGATTGCTGTAGTTGTGTAGGAATACGAAATGTAAATGTCTCCCTAAGTTCTGCAGGTAGTTTACTTAGATCCAGTCTGTTTGTTTCAGGATCTACTAATTTAGAAGGCTCTATAAGATTACCCTTGTCATCTTCATACTTCATAGGAAGTAGTATCTGAGCTGGAAGTACTTCTCCGGTATTAGGATCCGTTCTTTGCGGTAATAAACCTACTGTTTCATCATACCCTTCTGCATAGATAATACCTTTTATTTTCTTAGTTTTCTCTTTTCCTCCCTCTTCCCAGGCAATAAACCCTTCTTCAGAACCTAACACATAACTATCTCCTCTCACTTTCTGTTGTAATACGTTATTCTGTATAACAGAATTAAGTAGTGCCATATATTTATCAGCGTACTCACTTTGCCATAGAGGCATATCAAACTTACCTATTTTTTCATTTACCTGAAGACCATCCCGTAACGGTTTGGATTCTTCTTTTCTGGCATCTAATTCGCTAAGCAGCAGTTCCGATAATTTACTATAATCTAACGCGGCTTTTGGCCCTTCAACTGTAGGGTCTGTAAGTAATACCTTTTTTAACTGCTCAAAACCTAACTTGTATAGTTCATGATAAGTAGCAGTATACAGTTCTTGTAATTCTAAACCTGATATAGATTTACCTTCAAACTTGAATTGTTTAGCTAACATATTAGCAAATAAAAGTTTTGCTTCCTGTGAGCCTTTCTTTATATTTCTTTTTGTCTTTTTATATGGTACTGCTTGTTGTATACGTAAGCCACTTGATTGCAGTTCTCTAGCACTTGAACGTAAGTCTAAATCATCTTTAACTGTACCATCGGAATTAAATACCTCAGCACCATTTTCAGGAAAACCTACTTTAGCCGCAGTCTTATATGCGGCACGTACACTCATAGGACGTTTAGCTATTTTACTCTCATCAGCCTCTAGCTTTTCCATAGCATCAGCCAACTTCTCTATTTGTAGTTTTTTAACTAACTGAGGTAATAAAGGAAATGTAGAAGATTTGATATAAGTATTTCTATAAAAATATCTACCACCAGCTACTTCTTGTAGCTCAGTATTTGCATATACAGGTTTTCGTGGCCCTAATACTTTGTCTAACTTATCCCCTTTAAGTTCTTCTCCTGAATCTATTATATCATATATCTCTTTATGCTCTTCGTCTGTTAATTCTCCATAACGTAGCATCTCTTTTAAATGCGTCTTCCAGGTTAAGTATTCCTGTGCATCTGTACTCTCAATTTCAGTATAAGCAAGAGATTTAAGGTTGTTTATTTTATCTAAAAGATTTTCTATATCTTCTGGGTACTCTTCTACTGCGGGGTTTTCTTTTTCCCATGTATTTACTTTATCTACCCAGGATAAATAAGTATTATACTTTACACCATCTAGTGTTTGCATTATACTATCAATAGCTTTAGAAGGAGTAACCATATCATTCATGAATACTTGTAAATAAGTAGGTTCGTCTGAATAATCTGCTTCGTCTCCAGGAGCCACCACTGAAGCTAAACGTTTGGTTATATTACCGTATGTACCTTTTACATCTTTTTTGAAGTATTGTGCTGGATCTCCCAGTATTAACTGGAACGCATTAGCATTATTCATCTCTTCACTAAAAGTGATAGACATAGCAGCTTCCATAGCAAATATAGGAGAACCATCTCCTCCATCTAAACCGGATTCATAAGAGCTTACGTCGTTCATATGCTTCAAATGATCCCCCTTTATTAAACCATAAGAGGCCCATTCATCATATCTATCTTGCGCTTTAGTTTCAAGATCTTTACGTACGGCTGCTTTGATATGTTCTTGATAAAGGGCTATATTATCTCCATCAACTATCATATCGATAAGTAGTTTTGCTCCTTCTGTATCTGGGCTTACTACAGCACCTGCAGCGTTAAATGCCATGGTATTAAGATACGGTGTAAGATAAAATAAGTCTCCTTTGTAACTAGTCCCTTTACCTTCTGTTTTAAGATCTAGTTTATCTAAAAACTCTTGATTAGAAGATTCAGCTATCCTACTAATCTCAGCCATAACCACTGTATTATAATACAAATTAATACCGGCTGCAGATATAAAAAACGGGTTTTCTTTATCTTCTATTGCTGTATCTGGAGCATCGTTTTTCTCTTGTATAGAACTATCATAATTGGTTATATGAAATGTATAACCATTAAGAGTAACTACTCTTGTTTTATCTGATATAGTAGGTAGAATATTAGTACCTTTACTTACTTTTATGTCTATACTATTACCGGTTCCATCTTGTCCAAAAGTTTCTGTAAACTTATGAGAGTTTCTGAATGCATGTGCAATTTTAGTAATTTCTAGATCTACGTCTGGTAATGTTGTATAACCATCAGAACGTCTATAGCCGTTTTGTGTTTTCTTTAATATAGTAGCTAATGACACATATGTCATATCAAACCAGTCTTTAAACGGACTTTCTTCTTTTATTAACAAATCTCTATATAAAGAGTATTCAGAGAAAGAAGTGTTACCTAAACTATCCAGTAAATTTTTATTTTCTTTTAAGTCCCTTACTTTATTATATAAATGGTGATTAGCTGTGTATGTATACACTAATTTATCTGCTACCCTAAATACATTACCAAACTCATTTTTGTTGAATTTAGCCGCATTAGTAGCTAGAGATTTAAGGAATGAACTACTTATCCATTTATTGTCAGCTTTAGTTTTTATATCATCTCCAACTTGTACTTGTTCTCCTGATATAGTTTTTAAGTCACGCACAATGGCTCCAGTGATATCATATCCTGTGTCGTATATTTCTCTATTACCTCCGTATAGTGTAATCTTACCTTCTATTATAGCGTCTAAAAATGTTTCTGGAATTAGTATACCTACATCTTCCAGTGCATTTGATATCGCAATCTTTGCTTCAGTAGGTCTAAACGTACTTTTATTTTTAAGTGCGTCTAACTTGTTAATATGAGGTACGATTTTTTGTATATCATAAAACCCACCACCATCTACTACACTAGATTTCATATGTGCTGTTTGCCATGAGCGTAATAACCTATTACCGGCGGTACTTGAATTATCGTTAGCTATAGTAAGTCTTGTTTTATAATCACCTTCATAGTTTGTGTAACCTTCGAAATACACATACTCCATTGTAGCTTTGTGTTTAGCCATATCACGAACAAACATACGTTTAGTTGTTTGATCTGCAGCTTCAAGTCCGGTAATCATATCGCCTAGCCAGGCAAGACTATTGTTTTTGGTTGCTTTGGCTTCTTCATATTGCTCCTTAAGCCTTGCGATTAACTTCGTCTCTGTAGGATATACGCCTTCTAAAAGTCTATGTAACTCGTTGTATACTTCTTGATAAGGTACATACTCTTCAGTACCAAAGAATGTTGTCACATCTATAGCTTTACCACTTCTTCTAAACCTTTTCCTCTTTACGAAAGTAAGAAATGACCTAAGTTTTCCGCCTATTTTCTCTTTAGAATCTAACTGAAGTGAGAAGTTATCATTAAATGTAGTACGTTCTGCGTCTACTTCTCCGTAGTTAGAATATACTTTAGATATATCTATTTCTGCAGTTTCTATGAAAGGTACTCCTTCATCTACAACAGTTATACCTTGTATATTAGATAAGTAGACTCTGCTTATCCCTATAAGTTTCTCCAGGTTTTTAGTGTCTGTCACTTTACCTAGTGTGTTATTAACTTTTTTATAGGCATTGACTGTATCTTTAAACTCTTCCGCAGATTCTGTGGTAGCAGTTAACCCAGCAATACTACTGCTATTTTTATCTACAATATCAGATATAGTCTTGAGGATGTATACTTTTACATCTGCTAATGTATATTTTTGATCCGGAACCTGAGCTTCCTTATACATTTTATTGGATATAAAGGATACGATTTCCCTTTGCTCTGCAAATGTCAAACCCTCTATTTGTAGGTCACTGTGAGTCTCTACAATCTTATTGTATAATTCTTGAGTTAAGAACAATTGTTCTTCTGTATTACAAGCAGCCATAATTATTCACATTTTTTCTGTAGTTCCTGTATAGTGGTAAAACCTTCAGAGTAAGCGTTTGTTGCTTGCTCTTCTATTAAACCTTCTTTTGCTAAAGTAGCTATTTTATTGCTAGTATTCTCATTTAACTTATATAATTCAGATGCGTCTTCCTTGTCGTCTTCAGATAATTCTTTATACCACGCTGTTTCTGCTATAGGATTACGTTCTTTATAAAAACGCATATGCGGTATGTTGTTATTTAAACCTACAGTATCTTTTGCATCTATCAATTCTTTAATAACTTTAGCTTCTTTTGCACTACCAGTAGTCTCTGCAATCTCATCCTCAGTCATTTCTGTAGTTATATCTGTTATTCCTAAACCAGTCAATACTTTTTGTACACTTCTTTTTTCTATATCTTCTTTCGACTTTGCTTGTGCTTTTTTTAAATTTTCTTTATATGCTTCACTGTGTTTCTTACTTCTAGTTTTTTCTATAGTTTCACGATTAGTAGCAAACTCATCAAATCGCATAGGTTCTATTTTATTCTTACGAAGCATAGCAATATAAGATTTAAGTACAGGTACCTCATTTTTAGATACCATCATACCTTCACTTTTTAGTATTTGCAATATAGAGTCACTGTCTTTATCTATATTCTCATGTATCTTTCTTTGGAATACATTGAAAGCTGTTCCATCTAGTACTGGCTTTCCATTAGTGTATTTTATAGTTATTTCTTTCTTTTCAATAGCATCCCACTCTGCTGCTATAGGATTTTCGTCTTCTAAAATTCGCGAACTCTCTTCTTTAGAATCTTTTACAGAAAACGTAACAATGTTTTGAAGAGTATAAGTATAGGATCCATCTGCTAAACGTTGCCCCACTACAGTTGTTTCTGTATTATCTTTAACTAAATCATTATAAAGAACAGTAGTTGTAGATACTTTACCTTCTTCACCTACAGTTATATGATAAAAAGCTTTATTACCGTTCATTCTGGTTTTATCTATGTTAAACATAAATTTACCTGTTTTAAAATATCCGTCTAATAGTTTAAGTGAACCGGTTATATTTTTATCGCTAACATCACTAACCTCTTCACTTACCGGAGCCACTAACTCACGTCCTTGAATACCAAAGGATATAACTCCTGTTTCTTTATTTATAGATAATAAACCTATACCACCATGCTTATTTCTGGCATAACGAGAGTGAGCTTCTATATCTGTTTTAGGTTTATACACATACATAAAGGTTTCCAGAGCTTTCTCTAGACCTGTTGGTGTTGTTATATCTAAGTTACGTTTATTTTTATACTCTTTTGCTAATTCACCTTTTTTATCTTGCGTTAAATAAGCTTGTATTAAAGCATGTGCTGTACGTCCTAACTTTTCATTTAACTTTGTAGTACGTAAAGGTTCCGCATGGTATTGCATAACCCCATCAACTTTAGTTATAGGTAATAATACATAGGATACACCTGTTGGTAAGTTTTTAATATAGTTTAAGTTCATAATCTGACTTTCTTTCACTTTACTGTTTATTAAACCACCAGACTTTTTAATACCTATATTTATATTATCACGGATAGCTTCTGAAGTAGGTATTGGACTCTTTACCTCATTCATTACGAATCCCCTATAAGTACTGTTCTTATCATCCCAATACATTATTTTACCTTCTAAGTTTCCTACAGCCTGACCCTTTTCACTTTTCTTTATCTGACTTAATATAGATAAACGTTTAGCTCTTATCTTTTCGCGTTGAGCTTGTGTATCTTGCCCAGCTAATGTTTCAGCCCATTCAGGTTTATGCACCCACTTAAAATCTTCTCCTGCGGGTCCTATTATCTTTATAGGAACAAAATCTTCAGGAATAGTATCCCCAGGAAAACCATTTTCTCTAACGTATTCTTGAAATTCCGGTCCATCTTCTTTTATACTACCATCTTCATTAAATATATAAGAAGCTTGAGCTCCTAAATTATAATCACGATCTATTTCAAAAGCTATTTCTTCCCTACTGTTATATTTATAAGGATTAAGAAATACAGCTAAGTCTTTTACAGCTTTAGTATCTTCTTCTAAGAAGGCTTCTTTAGTTTCTGCATCTATTTCTATATGAGAACTCTCAGACTTATGTGCTATAGATTCAGAAGGATCCCGATTGTAGGATTTCTTTGCTGTTTTTTCTGCTTTATACATCTCAACAACTACATCCTCAAAAGTAGTTCCTGCAGGACTTTTCGAGCCAAATACTACAGCATTCTTTTCTGGTGTAGGCATATCTTCAGGAAGGCCATAATCTGTTACATTATCAGATACATCATTGTATACACCTGGAAGTTCTCCCTTATGATCAGTTAATGTACGGTACACTAATTTAGCTTCTATGAAATTATCATTTACAAAATCTTCCCCAAGAATAGCTTTAAGGTACTCCACGTAATCTTTAAAGTTCACAAACCCATCAGGTTTTTCATGACCTATTGCTTCAGCTATTGCTCTCACTTCAGCGATTAACTCTTTACTAGTAGCGTCTGCATTTTCTGGTACCTGCATTAAAAAGGCATCTTCTTCTTCAGTAAGCGTAGTTTTTTTCTTTAACTTATCTACTTCATCATTAAATACTTTTACTTCTTGTAAATGTGCTATATGTTCTTCAAACAACTCTTCCGGAAGTTTTTGTGTTGTATCTGTAGATCCAAATAACTCAGTACGTCTTTCAAGTCTTTGTACCTCTTGATTTACTTCTTCTTGTTCTTCTTGTATATCAGTACGTTCTCCTTCTACGTAACCTTGCACTATATCATTCACAAGGTTTTCTACAAAAGTCACCTGTTCTTCTGGACTTGTAAAAGTGTCTGCTTCTCTTTCATATTTTCTATGCACTATCTTTGTAATATCATTTACCTCTTCTGGTGATATCTTATCTGACACATCTGTAACAGCTCCTGTCACATGAGCTTCTATATTTTCTATAGCTAATATAGGAACTCCTGCTTTATTGACCTTTTTACCTTCTTCGTTAATAACTCGTCCTTGGTTTTCATCGTGTTGAGTTAAACCCTCTTTTGTTCCAGGTATGTTTTCTTCTACAGTTTGTGTAGTTTCTTTCTCATGTTGCTCTACTGACTTAGTAGCTGCAGTTATTTTCTTTTTAGGTGCTTTTGTAACTTTACCTGATTCTATATTTCTAACTTGATTTGTATATTCTTTAGTCCCACGTAGTTCTGGATATGCTCTTATTATTCTATTTAGTTGTGACTTTGTCTTTACATTAACAAGACTCTCTAGTGCTTTTTTCTTTTCATTATCATATATCAACTCTCTTGATAATAGATGTTGATGCTTCATAGAAGTAATAGACTTTAAGTATTCCTGTTCCGTCTGTATATTTTCATCTATCTTTTTAATAGTATTTATAAGTTGTATTTGATGGTCATGCTCTTCAAGAGTTTCTGTAGTCTTATCTAGTTTATCTGTCTGTATTTCCTCTAACATCCCGGTATATGCTTTCTTTAAGTCTTTACTTAACTCTATACCCATGGCTGTATTAAATATATTACCTTCATTTAAATACCCCCTAGACTTATTGATTACAGGTTTAAGGCGCTTCATATATCCTGCAAGTTCACTCATATGGTGATTAGTTCCAGAGTACTTAGCCGCTTCTTTTTCCAGATATTCATAAGTACCAGCAGCTACGTGTTCTTGTATAAGAGCTGTATAAGCTTGCTTTTTCACTAACTCACGTAAATCGTCGTTATCCATATTATCAGCCAACTCTATCAGTTTATTTGTTAGAGCTGTTTTATCTACAGTCTTAGCTAGATCTTGTTCTGCTTTTACCTTTTTAAATGTGGCTCCTCCTGTTTTTTTATTATCTTTATTTACCTGCTCAATAAACTTTTTAAACTCATCACTGTCGTCCAAAACCCCTTGACGCTTTTTAATAAAAGCTTGTTGCTTTTCATACGCATCTACTTGGTCTTTAAATCTTTTTTTACTGCCGACACCTCTCATAAGTGCGTGTTGAATAGGCCCAGATACAGCACCTATAATACCTGCTAATAAAACTTGATTTGTGCTAGTTAGATTAGCCATTCTTTCAAAGAAGTCATTTGGTAAATTACCAGAATACTTACCTTTCTTTCGTAACTCTTCTAATACAGGACTATTTTTATGAGTTTTTTCGTACTCACGCATAGCTCTAAATTCTGATTCTTTCTTGAAAATCTCTTGGCCGCCTTCTTCTATTGCTTCTAAAGGCATCTCCTTTACCATACTTTGTAACTTCTTTCCAAATGTAGGTTTACTTCTTATAAGACCTTTACCAAATTTCCTAGCTACACTATTAAATATATGTAGATTTAAGAAACTTTTAGCCATGTTTAGTTGCAATACGTTTTCAGCTATATCATTAGCTTGATTAGTTGCGTCTTGTAAACTTAACTCTCCTGTTAAAACTAAATCAGATACTGATTCAAGATGTTCTTTATAAGAATCAGTAGCTTCCCACATACCTTCTCCTATACCTTGCATAGTCATAGGACCTACAGTGTTTATTATATTTGATGCTTTTGGGGCTGCTTTCTGTAAATTTATAAAAGCTTTCTCTGCTCTCATCAAACGTAAAGCAACAGCGTCACTTCTGGATAAATTTGTTAGACGATTAGTCCATTTTAAAAGTTTACCACTAAGAGCTACACCTTTCATAGCATAAGTACCGGCTTTAGATGCGACACCTCCAGGTAAAGCAAAACCAACAGCACTATCTAGTATACTACTAACAGTACCCCATTTCATAAGTTGTCCTACAATAGACTTAGTATCGTTCTTTTCGTATATAGGAGCATATTCATCTACAGATTCATGTATCCAATCCCCGACATTATTAAGTATATCATTAATGGCTCCAGTCTCTTCCATGTTCATAAGACCACCAACCTTGGCATAGCTTCTCCAATCTAACATAAACCCTACGTCTTTAAACGCAGTACCTATACCTTTCATTAAACCGCCGAAAACAGCACGACTTCCTTTCGCCCAATCTGATTGTAATGCTATTCTATTAGCTTTTATCTCATCCCAAGAACCAAAGGCACCATACATATCATAGTCCTCGTCTAAATCACCAGGACCGATACCTCGATTACCATAACCACTTAATGTAATAGCATTCTTCTTAGGGTCTAAGTCACTTGTAACAATAGTACCTTTATCTACCCAATCTGGTACTTTGGTAGCGGCCTTTTCTTTAGCAGCAAGTAGATCTGCCTTTAAAGGCTCATTTCTTTGAGTTACTGGGTTATAATCATCTTTATTATAGTTGATCTTTTCCCCATCTTCGTATAGTGGCATATTATTATCGTATTACTTCTAGATTATCTAAATCTGATTGATCGAATTTGAATGTATCCCCTGTTTCAGGTAATATAAAAGTTAAAGCCCCAGCACCTGTTACGCCATATTCATTGTTAGCTGTATTAGCTGCGTTTGTAGGCATTCCAGACTTTATCATATCAACTCTATACGCTTGTCCTCCTCTATACCATGTCATAGGTACAGGTACTCCTTCTATTCCGATATTACCCATCGCTCTCATTGTATTCTGATTCCTTACATATTTTGGGTTCTTACGTACATGTTCAGGAGGACTTACCATATAATTCCCTATTGTTTTAGTACCATCACTTGTCTTTTCATATAAAGCATACATAGTGCCATAAGCTATATCATCTACAAACTTCCCATTTCTATTTAGATACATACCCGGGTGAGCTCCCCCTACACTTATCTCCTCAGTAAAATACTCCCCTGATTTTAAAGCCCCGACTTTAGTAGGTTGGAAATTACGCAAGCCTTTTATTAGGTTTTCTCCAGCAGTACTACCGTTTCCTATAACAGTTTTATTACCCATAAAGAATATCTTATGAGTAGATTTTTGTGTTAAGGCTTTTACATTATCTGCAGCTTCTCCTTTATTGTCATTTTTGAAACCCATCTCTTTATTCTCCAGACTCTTACGAGTAGAGTAAGTAAATTCTTGGGTTTTATGTTTAACTTCTTGATCAATATAAGGCATTATAGTTTCCAGATAAAAATCAGCATAAGCTTCTTGAGGATTGTCAAATTTTTTATTGTTTATTTTAATTTGAAACGCCTCGATTTTAGTCATAAGCGTATTCTCTTTTGTACTTAAACCTTCTCTATAGTCATAAGTATTTCCAGTTCTTTCCCTATCATATGTTAACTGCTTTAAAGCTTTGTCTATATATACCTGCCCTGCAACACTTTGAATTCTTTGTACTTCTTTTGTATCTGTACTAAACGCTTCACCTGCTTTCTCTAACCCTTCACTTATAAGCTCTGTACGTTTCTCTAATGGCGCAGTAGTAAATAAACTAAACATAAACTCCCCGGGGTGCAGTATAGCTTCTATAGCAGAACCTATAGTTGAAATTACCGGCTTAATTCCCATAATTCCAGCCCGAACTGCAGGATTATAATCCAACTCTTGTCCTTTCCCTACAGCTTCTGTACTATGGTCTATGTTAGTTTTTATAGTCAATCCTGGTTCAACAATAGACTCTGCAGGTGGTTCTATTTTATTTAATACTTGTGTTTTACTTCCACCTCCTCTAACTTCGCTTCTAAACATAGACTGAGCCATATCATTAAATACATTCTCTATGTACTCATCTTTTATCCCTCTATAACCGGCGTAAGCTCCTCGTTGAGTTTCTGTATTTCTATATTCTCTGAGATAGGCGTTCATCCTTAAAAGGACATTCGAGTTGTTCTCATATACTTTTTTACCTTCAGTAGTAACCCAAGTCATATAACCTGGACCGTCCGGATTATTAGGGTCAGGTTCCATAACAAATTTACCGCCACCTTTAATATCATCTTTCATAGTCATCGGTATACCTTTTAATGCCTGTGCGGCATCATCCACTATGCTAAATGATCTTGGCCCAAGTTCCGCTTCAAATTGATTAGAAGTACCATCTTCCCTGAAAGTCCCTGTCCATTTATTTTCGTATTCTTTATCATAAATATATTGTATGTACTTAGGGTCATTCTGATGTAACTGCATCACTTGAGCTTTCCACTTATCAATACGGGTTTTATTAGTCTCTGCTAGTTTAACATCATTTTTAACAGCTTTATAGGTTTGTTTTAAACCCATAAATTCTGTTATCATGTTATCCGTAACCCCTTCAGACATAATACGGTTTATGACTTTATCCTTACCCGCATCTACAGCATCTACACTGTTCTTTATCCTGGCTTGGTCTTTTTGATCAACATCATAGTCTATATCTAAACTAGAAACTGCACGTATACCAGAAGCTTTAGCTTTAGCTTTAGCTAATGGAACCATAGCAAACTGCTCAACACTTATAGGGTTGAATACTAATGGATCTTGCGCTTGTGTAAATCTATTTACTACTCCCATATCTTTTAAATATTAACTATTTCTTCTTTTTGAATATCTGTAAGGGTCTTCACTTAAAGCTTCTGCTTCTGCGGCTTTTCCTTCGTACTCAGCAAATTTTGTACCTGTTACGTAATTAATTAAACTCTGTCCAAGAGAGCCTATATTCCTTACTGTATCTCTTTCGTATCTTCCTCTTTGTCCTTCATAAGCAGCAGTATCTTGTGCAGTAGCTTCTGTTGCCGCCATTCGCATTTTCGCATTGAACTGATTAATACCTGCTCGTGATTCTTCAACTCTAGCTAACTCTGCGGCATCCATCTGTTCTGCTTGTAGCATTGCTGTAGAAGTAGCTTCGGCTGTTTTACCTTGTATACCAGCCACATTTGCAGCAAAAGCCCCAAAGTTTCCACTAGCTCTGGCTCCTAAAGCATTAATAGCGGATTGTTGTCCTCTACCTATTTGAGTCAGAATTTCTCCTTTATTGACTAAATGAGGACTTATTTGATTCGGGTCTAAAGTCTCTGCTACAACTGGCGGTGATTTTTCAAGTCTATTCTTCGCCCTTATATTAGACGCCACTCCTGCTAATTGAGACCCTACTCCTACTATTAAAGCTCCGGTTTGTAATGTATCCTTATTTCTTTCAAGCCAAGTTTGATCTTTTGTAGAACCTTCTTCAGTTACTCCTTCAGTTACTGCTGTATTCGCAGCCATACTTTCTCTTATACCTGGCACGCCTTCAGGTGTGATGAACTTATTTTCTGGAAAAGCTGTATTTCCTATTGCATCTTTATCAAAGTTAAATACACTTTCTGGAAAACCCCCTCCAGTAAATTGGTTTTGTCCTTGTAAAGTATCCTCTTTTTGTCCTATATCCATTTCTTGTTTACGTTGTTCTTGCCATTTAGCAAGACGCCCATACAGTTCTTTTTCTGTATCTTTAGAATACTTATCATTTCTATTGGCAAAAGCTTTCTTGATAGATTTAGCTGCATCTGCAACAGTATCCCCTTTAACAAATCCCGGTAAAGTGTCTGTTTTTTGGTAAGGTATCCTATTAGAATATACAAAATCATCAAAAGCAGCTTCACCTTCTTCTACAGTATTAGGCTTCCCATTCTCACCTATACCAACTTGGATACCACCGTTAGGGTTCTGTTCATGGGAACCTCCAACATTATACTCTTCAAGGTCTCTGGTTTTATTGAAACCTCCATAGGCATTCTTATTAAACGGGTTTATCTCTTGTCCTGCTGCATTAAGCAATTTACCTCCTTTACTTGTCATACTAGATAATTTAGTTTGTGTTGCTGCTACTTGTGCTAAGTTTTCTTGTATTGCTGCTACTTCTGCAGCTTTTTCTTCAGCTACATGTCCGAATATCCCTTTAGCTAAACCTATAGCTCCACCTGCAATCATTCCTACTGGACCTCCGGCAGCTCCTCCAGCGACTCCAGCACCGGCACTCATTGCTATACCTCCCAGAGAATAGGGATTAACTTTACTTTTTCTTTTTAATCTAGCCATAGTATTACCCTTTTATATTATACATTAATACCATATCATCTACAGACATAAGATCTGCACTTTGAGGACACTGTAAAGTTAATAAAATATTTACATCTCTAAAACGTTCTATCTCATTATCTATCCTTGGTATATGAATTCTGTTTATATTAAATTTATTACTTATAACCGGATCGTTAATAATTCCAGTCCTATTAATAGTATCTTCTGCTTTAATATAATTAAAGTTATTATCCCCTATTTTACGGTATTCTATATTATGAAACACCTTATCCATGGTAGGCATCGGAGCGAACATATAAGTGATATACATTGGATTATAATCAGTTCCAGTATAATGTTCATTTAGATTATCATTAACAAGAGAGAATACTTTATTATCAAATATATGGATATAATTATGAGTATCTTCTATTCTTGTAAACTCTCCAATATATTTATTATAAACAATAGAGGTACTTTCGAATACAAACAACACATCTTGTTTATCTATATCATAAACACTACGAACAGTATTACCAGGTGTTATACCTTTCATTAAGTTACGTATCTTTTTAACTGTGCTTAGTTCTTCCCCAGTATGGACATTAATACTTTGTGCCACATCGTCATAATAAAATACCGCAGTTCCATCATCAGTTACTGACCATAATTGTTCTGTACCTGATTTTGTTGTAAGATATTTGTAACTATATAAAACAGTCCCCGTCCCAAGTTCGACACCTACTCCATCATCTGCCTGTATTTGTATTCTAGGGTTTATAGTAATACCTGAAACTCCACGAGATTGAAATGCAAATATTTCATTAGTGAAATTATATATCTTTGTAATACTACCGTAAATTCCATCTAAATCCATAACATCATTAATAAGGAAGTCTGTCCATGAATCTATAATCTCATTAGGGAATTTTTGTTTACTTGCTACAATACTAACATTAAAAGTTTCTACTACACTAAAAGTAGCAGGTTTAGCTATACCTAAAATTAAATCGTTTTGTTGATTATAAGCACCTAGAAGTTTATGGTTATCTTCTAGTCTATATAAACCATATAAAGTAGAAGTGTCCAACCCCTGACCCCAATTGTACATTTCATCATACCTTGAATACACATCAACGTTATGCTCTAATCCTTCAATATAAACATATTCATATAAATTCCAAAAACCTCTTTGTTGTGTATTTTGTCCATCAGATCTATTTATAATTAAAGGTCCTATATATACATCACCAAGTGTATGAGTGTTAACACTTCCGTTTGTAATGGGTATAATATTACCGTTTAATAAATAAGAGTTTCTTTGCTTATCCTCATAAGTTGCACCCCCATATTGATTAACTAGATTTCTTAGTAATTCAATAATAGGTAAACGTACAGTTAATCCTAGAACACTTTTATCTTTAAACATAGAATAATCCCCACTACTATTAGGGTTAACATGCCAATTAGGATCTGTAAATGTTATAGCTACACTATCAGTAAATCCCGCATTATAACTAGTTTTGAACTTATTAGCCATCGCTGTATCGTGCTTGTTAACTAAACCCGAAACATGTATATTATTTGATACTTTAGTATCCTTAGAATTACTTTCTAAAGCCCTTAATATTGTACTGATACAGCTTCTTACAGGCTCTTCCCCTAAAGTAGTGTCATTCCATACTTCGAAACTAAAAAACTTATGTACCATTACTGCTTCGAATGCCGGGATATAACCCGCACTATCAACATTAGGATTAATACCCATATAATGTTCTGGCATTTTAGAAGTGTCTACATCATATCCTTGGTATTCTATATCTGCAAATATACGTTGTTCGTCTACTCCTCCATCTTCAAAGTATGTAGTTTTAGTTTCACCATTAACAAAAGGAACTCCACCTATAGCAGTACCTAATATTCGTATAGCAGTAACTGTATATAGCTCTTCTGCTATAAAAGCTGTATCAGAAGAATAAAAAAACTGTACATCATCACGTTTAGTTGGAGGAGCATTAGCTACTACATCCGCAGGATCAGGAAAATCATAATCTATAGTATAATCCTCATAAATATCTCCACCGTCAGTAAAATTAATCATTCTTTTTAAAGTGTAATAGGGATGTACATATCCTGTGGCAGGCTCCGCAGTATCGCTCCATTCATATTCAACTCCTGGTACTATAAATCCAGGCGCTGATACAGAACGATCTTTAGGTTCTCTCTTAACTATCACTAATTGGAAAGATACGACACCTTCTGCTTGGAATATAGCAGCATTACCTGTAAATTCACAATCTAAAAATACTGCTGTACTAGGAGTAAAACGAGGTATTTTAATATCGCACATCCATTTAGCAGGAGTACGTTGCATATACTCATCATAGTATACTAGTCCGATTCTGTACACTTCTCCTTGTTTTAATGATCTAGTGTTTTTATCTACAGAAGTATTAGTAGAAAAACTTAAAGCAAAGTTAGTCCCTTCATATCCAACTGTACTAACATCACTCTGTAAATTATAAACATCGTAGTCAGGGTTTATTGCATCATGCGTTAAAGGTACGTCAGCAGGAGTAGCGTAAACTGTTTCTACATCTGCAATAGTTTTTACTCTTAATTCTGAACCCGCACTATCTACTGGAGTTTTAGTACCATTGGATGTCAATGCAGTTACATTAACCCCATTAGGGTAAGTGCCGGCAGGTATAGATCCAGTTAAAGGTATTGCATCACAAAAGATACTTAATACTTCTGTACCTACAGCAAATGAAGAACTACTTATTGCGTGAGAATAAGCTGTCATTACAAAATCTGCTGTCCCAGAAGCTGCTGCTGCTAATACAGTATATTCTTTATAAGCTCCTGGTAACGAGGTTAAATCTATATTAGCTCTAACGTCTGTAGAATCATTTATATGGGTTCTACTTCCTCCATCCGCTATAATACCTTCTGTATTTACTTCTGCAGTTCCACTGTAAGTACTCCCTGGGACAAGTACCCCGGGATTAGTATAAAATACAAATGTAGCCAGTTTGGTGCTACTATTGAATTGTACAGTATCTGGAGTGTAGTAATTACCTCAGATATCTCAAGTGTTAACACCTCCATGTTCTACGTCGCTTATATCGTAATCTTCCCATACACCTACATCACCAGGATCAGCTATAGGGACACTTTTTAAAGCTTCCCATTCTACTTGTTTGTATCCCCAAGAATTACCGGTTACATTAAAATTAGCTGTATCACTATTAGTTACAGTTGTTTTAATACTGTCAAAAGGTAATGTTAAAATGATTTCGAAATCGTGATCTTCATGAGTTGTTACTGAATACACCCCGCCTATACTGTTAGTAATCACTTCTTGTACTACCCCCACTAAAGAAGTCTCAACAATAAGAGATGCAGTAACAGACGTCCCTCCGTTTTTATAAACATCAAAATCTATATTAACAACATATAATCCTGTACCGCCTGAACCTGTTATTGGATCTGTTACAGGACTAGTACCGGGTAAAGTAGCCCCGGCTAAAGCCCAAGTAGTCTCTGCAGTTCCTCCTGAAATTATAGCATATTCTCTATTTGTATAAACATTAGCCAAAGAATGTACATTTTGTGCAAAAGCATAATCTTCTGGACTATTTATAAGGGGAGTGTTAATAACTTCTACAGGTAATAAAGGCTGTGCTATTTCATTCGACCAAAGTTCTTGATCATGCTCTATTACTGCTATACCAAAACCAAATACCCTACAATCTAATGGTATAGTATTATCTATATCGAAATTAGTAGTTTTATAGTTAGCAGCAAATAACCTGTTATCTTTAGATGCTATAGTTTTAGGTATAATTAACACACCACCTAAAAATACAAATTGTTCGTAACTTAATTCACTTATAAATAAATTACCATCATCTGTAATAGTTAAAGAAGTTCCAGCTATTTTAGTTTCATATATAAGAGTAATCTTTGGTATTTGATTAGCTTCTTGATAATGTATAGAATAAACACGAATATATTCAAAAGTAGTGTCAATTGCATCAATAGTAACTTCTGCGGATAGGGGCATAACTTCACCACTTTCTCCCCCTACCATATCATAGGATATAGATAAAGGTTGAGATAGATTACTTATTACGCTTTCTACTCCATGTAAATTAAATAAAGAATAAGCATATTGTACTTTACCTGCTATTAGATTCCCACCTTGTATAGTCTCTGTTGTTGGTTTAGAAAGACTTACAGGTAATACTATATCTGCAATTGTTCCATCAGCATATGGTGCATCTACTACATTAAGAGCCCTAAGCTGATTTACGCTATCAGCCCAATACACTTTTATAATATTTTCATTCTCTCTGTTACCTACGACATCTAGTTGGGTATCTGCATCCCATCCGTAATTAGAAGATACAACTTTAGCGATAACTGCCTCTGTAGTTACACTGTATATAGAATCCGGGTATGGTTCTCCACTTTTAAATTCAAATAAATAAAGAACCTTATCTATAACAACATCACCTACTAGAACACCGAAATCAGTACCTGAGTCGAATACCCCTTTAGTTTTAGTAGGATTAATAGATAATAGTCTCCCGTTGTTTACAACCTCTAAATTGTAAGCAGCATAGTAAGAAGTAGTGTCCCGTTTATCTGGAGCACTATCAGTATCTAAGTGTGTTGCAACATACCTTTCTTTCTTAATCATGGTTTCTTAAATTTTGAGGAACAGCATTATATTTAAAATTAGTATCGATAGCTTGCCTATCCGGTAATAACCTGGCGATAGCATTAAATAAAGTTTCTGCTTCTTCTGGTGTAGGTATCGTAAATTTATTAGATGCTTGTCCTATAGACCACGCGTATTGTGTTTCAGCTCTATGTAGTGTTTGTTCAGTTACCATACCCATATCTGCAAGTATCGTGAAGTGTTGTACTTTAATATAATTTTCTATAGCAATCATTAATGAAGGCTCGTCAGGTATTAAAGGAAAACCGTCCGGGTCTGTAGAGAAAGCTGTATAAATTACTTCGATATCTCCTGATTCGAAATCTGTATAAATAAACCCCGGGACATGTTTATAAGTTACAGTAGAAGGTTGAGGATCCCTACGTTCATGTTGATGTAGAATTCTATCATCACTTGAATGATGAAGACGCACTTCCCTACTATTAAAGTCGAGTGCTGATACAGCTTTGATTATATGTAAATCTGAAGGTACAACAACTCTATAATTTAATACATTAAGTACAATCCGTTTTTCTTCCATGGCTGCAGGTACATCAAGTAGACCCATAACTTCTTTAACATGAGTAACTATATCACTTTTACTAACATTTTGTAATATAGGGTTTCTATATACTCTGAAGATAATATCGTTTATAGTTTTCATAAGTTATAATTTAAAGTCTACTATTTTAGCTACTACTTTGTTTTCAAGTATACGGTCTTTCATATAAGATCTTAAAGGTCTACTAAAAGAGAACTTATAGAATGTCATATTAGGAAAAGCAAAATGATTATTATCCCAGTTCATACGGTAAATATAACCACCGGTAGCCTCGTTATCATAATATACACGTATTTTATTATTACCTGTTTCTTTAATCGCTTCTTTAGTTGAATGGATATCCAGTACTTTGTTTGTAATTATACGTCCATCTTCTGTCTCTTTGATTTCAGGAAGGTACTTAATAATACTAAACTTTCCTAATTTATCCATTTTGTACTCATAAGATTTAAACAGCATGTACTCTACAATCTTACGAAATACATTATACAATATTTGAGAATACAAAGTTTGATTAGACACAGTAAGTTTATTTGTAGGGCTTCCTTTAATGAAATCCCGGTAAACAACTTGCATGGTATTATGTGTTTTATATCTATTACGCTTTGTCATTATTGTACAGTTTGATTATCGTCTTTGTCATCTATTGGTATCTGCAATGTTCTTCCCATTGCTTCTAGTACTTCAGGTTTCATTAAAGACCATAAATGTTCCGGTAAAGGGTAATCTTCCAACTCTTCGGTTAATTCGTTTGTAGCTACAATATCTGTAGGTACTTCTAAGATAGCTGTAACAGCGGCTCTTTGTAAGAACTCATGTAGATTATCTTTTCCTACAAAATACAGGTGCATATCATCATCCAAGAAAGAGTATATAAAACCAGGTTCTGCTCCAGAAATAAACATTGCTCGGGCTTTATCCATAAATTCAATCTCAGTCGAAATACGGTCTATTGGCCTTACTTCAATATTCTTTAAAATACTTTTCCCAATAATACGAGGTAAAGCTTTTACAGTCCGAAGTATGTTTTCATTAATTAAGTATGGAGCTATAGGAGTATACGATTTATCAACACGTTCCAGATCTAAGAATAGAGTTTGTGTAAACCCTACTTTATCTTCACCTATATTACGTGTTTGATGTTGTCTGATATATTTAGCCCTGGTAACATCAATAACGTGTAAGATGTACTCATTCGTAGTTTTAGCATCATTGCTGTACGCTCTTATAGCTTCTCGTACTTCGTAAATAAGTTTACTTTTGTTCATCGTCTATAACTTTTAAACTAGGCATGTAAATAAATAATAATTCAGAACCTTCTATGTATTTAATAGAATGTCTATTTCTTTTCGATATAAAGTAACTTTCACCCGGGCCGAACTGCATTTTAGTTACATCATCATAAATACTTCCTTTTACAATAAAAAGTAATTGAGAACGCTCTTCATGGAAATGTAAAGGACTAGAAGTAGTCTTATCAATTTTAACATGAAATATACTTAAACCCAGACGTACTTGTTCATCAGTACTTAGATCCTGCATAAAGACTTTATCCGCATACTCGATTTTACTTGTCTTTCTAAAATCTACAGATTTACATCCTTCAGTATCCGAAGCATAGCGCTTTCTAGTTTGTAACTTAAGGATTAATTCCTCTTGTATAGTATCTGCATTATTAAAACTAAGTTTCAAACTATCCAAAGCCTTTCTACGTTCATTTTTAGAAACGTCTACCTTACTCCTTGAAATATTAAACATAACTTTAAATTTTAGTTTCTCTCATTATAGTCTGTAAAAAAGTATTATTTTGTCTAAGTAAGTCTTCTATTGTTCTGTGATTAGACGAGTCAGCTTCGATAGCAATTTGTAAACTCTTCATAACTTCCCCATTCTTTAAAGCATAATCAAGGAACAAGGTATTCTGTTCTTTAATATATTCGTCTTTAGCTGTATTTGCATCTCTTTCTGTAGCGATCTGTTTATTCATAAACCTATACATAAAAATCAACCCAGCAAATAGCACCATAATTAATAAAGCTAATACAGGATTAGTGATCTTCTCTAATTGGCTTTGTACCGGTTCTATAGGTAATTGTTGTAATAAAATAAATACTAACATAGTAATATAGTTTTAAAATTAAAATGCACCATCTTGTTGAACTCCGATTGTATCAGTAACGCTATTATCTGACACTAGTCGTACTATTATATTTCCACTTCTAGGTGGCCCTGAATTTGCATCAACATTAAACAGTATAGAAGCACCTGATACACCAGAACCGTTTGTTACAGTAATCCAACTTGGTATAATTGGGCTGGTTTCCCAAGCACTTGAAGATGTAATTGTACTAGTCCTTTTAATATAAGAAAGAGAATTTAAATCATGTAAATTAGGACTAGCAACTATACTTTGTGCTGAATACCCTGCAAAATCACTTTGTCTATCCCATATCCCTGATTTAAATATCCAAATAATACAATCTTCTAAACTTTGCCCTGTTATACTAAGTTCAGTATTAATTTCTGTCAATGACGGTAGACTTCCTAATGCCATTATAATAATAATTTTTCAATTCGTGTTAATCTAGATTCCAAATTTACGTTTTCTTTCTTTAACTTCTGTACTTCTTTAACTAATAAAGCGATGATACTATTCTGTTTAATAGAATAATAATCAATACTACCATTTTCATCCTCTTTTCCGGTTCCCATTACTAATTCAGAATGTGTCTCTAACATATCTTGAGCAATGAAGCCATACTGTGTATTCCCTGGTTGAGATATTAAATTATAACTAACCGGGATTAGTTCGTCAATACTTCCCCCTAAAGGTACAACATTTTCTTTTAACCGTAGATCTGAGTTTAAAGCGTGATCTGCTGCGTACACTATACCTTTAAATCTTCCACTGCCACTTGTTCCTTCTAAAAATATACGGGCATTACCGTCTGCAGCAACATACATACCCCAACTACCTGGAGTTGAGCCTAAATCGGTAGAATTAAGAAATGTTGCATTTCCATGCCCATACCCAATCCCGTACATATTTCCAAGAGTAGTAGATGCAGGATAATAACTAGTACCCATTACATAAATAGGACCTGTAGCTGCCTGTGTAGATGATACATTATAGCTACCTACTAAATAACCTGTTTCAGTAACAGCTCTTCTAATTTTACCAAGGTATATGTAAAAATCACCCGATGCTCTATAATAACGAAGTCTATTAGTTCCATTATCCATCATAAAAAAATCACCAGATAATAATTTCCATCTGGTATTGGTTCCATCAGAATATATAGTTGATTGTGATGTAGATGTACCGAAATACAACTCTATGTTATCATTGAAACGATAGTAATTAGATGTATGTGTTAATGCACCGCTAATAGAATCAGTAGTATCACTTCTTACAAAACTTCCTGAACTAACACCATCTACTGTATCAGCATTTAAATTCGTTACTTTAGTTGTACTTGCTACTACAAAAGGTGCAGTACCTGTCGCTAGTGCAGATGTAAGTGTTTTTTGTATAATTACTGCACCTGCTGTTGTAATCTCAAACCAGGGGGTAGCTAGACCATTAATTGTTGGTATTGTACTTGATGCAGTACCATGTATTTTAAATGAATTATCAGCATCATCTCCACCAATTGCCCAAGACATATCACCATAATCACTAAATCCGATTTGTGCACTACCTGCGTTTGATACATTTAATTCTAATTTTGCTTTATTATTAGTTGCAGGTGCACCAAATATTGAATTAGTTTGTCCCGTTGATTTAAGTGTTGTTCCTGAAACTGTTCCTATAACATCTAATGCTACACCTGGAGTAATAGTACCTATCCCTACAAACCCAGTACCTTCTCCATTTATAGCTAAATCTGAACCTCCAGTCGAAGCAGCATCAATTCTTCTTATTCCATTACTATCTACCCATATAAATATTCTAGCAGTAGTAACTGCATCTCTAACAGCAAGACCTCCTTGAACAGTATTATCTAACTGTACTATTTCTAATCTTTGTGAGGGGGAAGTTTCACCTATACCCATTTTTCCTGTAACTTGATCAATTGTAAATACAGTACCTAATGAATCATCATCAATATGAAAATTTCCTGTAGCTTGATCTCTTCCTAAACTCCAATGATTAGTAGCACTACCAGCATCCAACCTAAGTTGTAAACCAGTTGAATCACTAAGATGTAATTTTGCAGTGGGAGCAGAAATCCCTATTCCAACATCTCCACCATTAAAATAAGTAATACCGTTACCATTAAGATTTATTACAGTGACACCACCATCTTTAATAGATATCCCACCATTTGTATCTGTAGCCCATAGTTTAACAGCGTCATTGCCATCATCATCTTCCCTTAGAATTACATCCCCTGCAATGTAAAATATGTCTGAGCCTACTTGTGTCCAATAACTAGCTCCAGCAGCAATTAACTCGGCTAAAGTCTTAGTTCCACTTATACCGTCTGTAAAAGCTAAATTACCAGAACCATCCTGCTCTATATAAACAGCACTATCCAAAAATTGTATCGGGCCTTGTATTTTAGTTCTTTCAGACATCTTATATATTTAAGTGCTTTTTGATTAACTCTAATTCTGATCTTAGACTGTTAATTTCTTTTTGTTGTATATCTATAGTTTTCTTTAACCCGTGTATAGCGAGAGTGTTGATAGTAGTAAAGTGTTGATATAATACCGCATCTACTTTTCCACCTAAATAATCACAGTATTCAGGATATAACTTTTCAACATCTTCTGCAATAAACCCATGTTGGTTATCTCCTTTACCTTCTTTAAAATCAAATGTAACAGGTCTTAATTTCCAATAATTATCACTTAATGCAGATGTTTTTATATTCTCTTTATATCTACGGGAAGATGAAGTAGTACCTAATTGTCCTGTTGAATCTACATACACTGATCGTGAAGTTTCCACTCTTGAATAGATACCAGGAGCTGTTATTAAACCAGCACCTCCTACACTAAACCTCTTATTTCCAGTTGAATATACTTGCAAGACATTATACGAGTCACTAGTTTGAACCCCTTCTATACTAGCACTATTTGTAGTAGACGAACTATTATAGACTTTAAGCCCTCCTGCAATACCTTCTACATCTAAACGATAACTAGCGTGAGCAGCCCCTCCTATTCCTACATTCCCTGTATCTCTTGGTATACTTATTCTATTAGTAGGCGATCCGCTACCTGTAGCTATATGAAATATATTAGAGTTACCGTCATAATAAATCTTTGCTCTAGGTTCATTAACGTCACTAGGTACTTCACTAAACTCAATAGTCCCGGAGTTAGTTTGATTTAAAGTTGTATTTGATAACCTTAACGTAGGAGCTGAAGAACTAATGTGCATTTGTGCTTGAGGATTAGTAGTTCCAATTCCAACGTTTCCCCCTTCTGGTTGCAATAATAAATCTCTTGTTTGTGTTTTATTATCATAATACCCTTGAATATAAGGAAAACCATTAGTTTGTCCCAATTCTATACCACGTTGTGCAAGTGTATTCTCAAATCTTGCGTATGCTCCTGTGTCGTTATAACTTAAACTGTTCTCTCTAACGTGAAGTAATTTTACAGGACTAGCAATTCCAATACCTATATTACCATCTGCCAATATTGAAAATCTTTCAGTAAAAGTACCAAAACTACTAATTACGGATGAAATTGCGAATCTATTAGCAGCTTGGTCATTTCTAATTCTCCAACCTTGTCCAGAAGTTGCGCCTCCCTCAAGTCCTATATCTGTTGAGCCGGTTGCGCTATATAAATGAAGTAATTCTGTTGGAGCTGTTTTACCTAGTCCTACGAACCCGTTACTTCTGTCTATAGACATAAAAGAGTAAGGTACATCAGAATATCTACGACTAAAGTTTATATGAAGATCGTCTGTTCCAAGAAAACCTATTTCAAACCCTCTATTATCTGAAGTACTTCCATTATACCTAAAAGCGTTTGAATCTATACTAACCCCTTTTAACGTTAATCTAGATTGTGGAATAACAGTCCCAATTCCTACATTTCCATTAGGTTGGAATGTAGCTATCGTACTCATGTAAGCTACAATATTGAAATTGTTGTTAGTTCTAGAACCTACATAATCTATAGATAATTCACCTATCTTTACTGCACTTGGATTTATGGCTTGAAGAATACCTCCGGTAGGACCTTCAACAGTTAAAGTTATATATGCTGATGTAAGGTCAATAGGACTATCTGTACCGATACCAACGTTACCTCCACTGTAATATATATCATCACCATTAGGACTCCATAATCCAGATATACTTAATAAATCTGCTAATGTTTTAGTACCGGAAATTCCGTCTGTAAAAGCCAGATTACCTCCGACATCTTGCTCGATATACACAGCAGGATCCAGAAAGTATAAAGGACCTTGTATTTTATTAATTTCAGCCATGTTCTATAATAATTGATTAGCAAGAAGTATTGTGTTTGTACCGTTATCTGTTATAGATGATACAGTTCTACCTCCTATAATAGTGGTTTTGTCTGCTGTTGCATCTACTACTATAGTTCCATTTGTTACTTTACAATTCTGCAAAGTTAATTCATCATCTAGTACATGAATATCACCAAAAGTAAACGTACTATTTATTATATTTTTAAAACCGTAAAGAGTATTAATATTACCTCCACCATAAGGTGCTAGAATTTCGTCTATAATACAGTTATCTACTAACTTGAATGCTTCATAAGATAATGAATATGTATGTAATTGCCATAACTCACAATCTACCAAAGTAGATAAAGTATCATTTCTAATATATATACGAATACCTTTGGCATTATAAATAGAACTTCCTACTGTTCCTCTTATCCTAATACCAGATTGATTATCCCCTACAACATCACGCATTACACCATCTAACAAATCTATACCCAATTCAAAAGGCCCTGTCATAGTTACAGCAGTAACTGAACCAAATATTCTTATAGCTATTGCTTCACCCCCAGAAGATTCTAATCCATTAATATTTAAACCTATAATATTATATAAATCAATTCTAAATCCATTAGATCCTATTTGTAAGTATAAATCTTCTCCACTTATATGTCCTCTAAAATCATTAAAAGCAGTATCTCCTAATACTTCACAAGACTTAAAATACATTTCAGAGGTTCCAGTAAATATTAAATTTGTACCGCTTACATTGAAACTAATATTAGTAGCCCTAATAATAAGATCTGAAGTGTTAGCAACACTAACATTAAGAATTGTTAGTTCTTCTGCATAAAGATTAATATCTTTAGTATGAGCACCCCAATTAACAGTTTCTGTTACAGCGGATATAAGTTTTAAATCATATTTACCTGCTGCAAGAGCTAATTGTACGGTAGCATAATCACCACCAGACCCAACTGTTGTATAATAACTTGAGGAACTGATTGCATCATCTACGTATTTTTTAGGTGAAACATGGTAATCTGCAGTAGGAGTAAAACTTACAGTATTATTAGTTCCTGCTAAAGTATTAGCAAAATCTGATATATCACTAACAGCTAATTGAACCGTTTCAAACCGGGTATTAACAGATACCCATTTAGCAAAGTATCCATTAGTAGGCGCCTCTTCTCTGGTAGCAATAGGTTGTAAACTTCCAACATCACCTACGCGGGCTACACCGGCATTATCAAATACCAATTGACCGTCGTTAGCGCCATCATATAAACTGGCTTGAATACCAGTATACTCCCCAGCACCTAATCCAGCTACAGCACCATCTCTGGTTATGATAAGATCTAATGCACTAAATACTTGTTCTGTATGTATTTCGTAATTAAGACCTGACTGAATAATAGGGCCGTCTACATGTAGATTTCCACCATTATCTGTATAAACAAACGGGTTGGTTCCATCAGGTTGGTATAGCTGATAAGGAAGAAAAGCAGTAAATCTATCATCTACCCATTTCTTATTTGGAATATCGTCATCATCTATAACTAATGTTTCGTAGTTAGTCATCCCTGCTACAGAGTGAGCAGTAAGATTATTAACTCTAATTCCTTCTATACCTCCTGCAATAAGAGAAAGCGTATCAGAATTCCCAGAACCTATACCAGTATTTGTATCGTTACTCTTTGGTATTATAGTAGGTACTGTTGCGGTTCCTCCTGAAAGACTTAATCTAGGGCCAGTAGACTGAGTAGATTCAAATCTATCTGTACGAAATTCCCAACGCTCTAATCCTCCGACAACAACGTATATAAAATTTGCTGCACTTCTGTAAAACCCTATATCATTATTACTAAACCATAAACCCGTAGTATTTCCAAAAATTCCGCTAGGGTCTAATATTAATTTACTATGTCCTGATCCGCCAAACTGTGCTACAGTTAGATTGTTAGCGACAACATCCATATATTCATTCGTACCATCAGGTTCAAATGAAGCGTAAGAATTACCTGAATTAGATAGAATTTTAAAACTATCTATATTATCTAATAAACTGTCTACTTCTGTTTCTGTATAATATCTATTATCCAGTTGCCCCCCATCTAATTCTAGTTTAGTATAGTAATCAGAAGGGTTTATGTTATCGAAAATCTCAACCCAGTTATTATCATTCATGAGATCCATATCTACAGTACCTAATACAAGCTGATATTTAACTATACTGTTTAGTATAAATATTACCATATTAGGATAACGTTGATAAACTGGAATAGCATTCCTGTCGGCTACATCATCTCTGTACAAAGATGGATCCATAGGAATTGGTGATCTTCTATCGAAATTCGAACTTATAGGAATATGTCCTTGAGTTGCCATAATTAGAATACATAAGTTACATCGAAATCTGTTACTGAGCTTATCTCGGTAAACTCCCTTAAATAGTAAGACTTATTAATACCACCTATATTAACTAGAACTTCTCTTTCAAGATACCCGTTTAAAGTATTGAACCCGTTATCATCATATATTTTAGAAAGATGCCCCCACTCTATTGGATAAGCATAGTAATATACTTTAGTTGGGGTAGTAGGGTGTGTAGTGTATGCGTAAGTATTGTCTTGTTTATCAGAAGAAGCGGATCCCAATTCTGTAGTAATATCCCCTTCAGCTAAACCTGGAAGAGCTATACCATAATATACAGTTTCTTGGTAAGTTAGTTCTGTTTCAGGAATCTTAAATATAAGACCTCTTTTTCTTGTCATATCTACAAGTTTTTTATATAACTCTAATTTTAGGTTATCACCGTACCAACTCTTACTTTGTAAAAGAAATATAAGTTTAGTAATTTCTATACTTATTTTAGTATTAACCTTACCGTAAAGACTTTGTTTTGTCATAGAAGATGTCATCAAACTAGTGTTTATGTAATCTTCTTTAGCTAGTATAAAGTCTATTTTTTCGTCTATTATATCCATTACTTTTTAACTATATAAACTCCATCAATAATCCAGCATCCAGTACCTTCCCCACGAGGAAGTATGTCAGTAGTATAGCTATCCGGGTCAGCTTCACAAATCGCTTCTGCTCTATCGTAAGCTCCAATAGCTTGTTCGAGTTGCTCTTCGGCCATATAGGATTTAATTGCTTCTAATAGTAGAAACAAGAAAGTGGTTTCGTTAAGATCCGATTCCTGGTTTTGAGTAATGACTTTATTAGCCAGGCAAAGTACAAGGAAATAGTCACTTAGAATACCAGCCTCCTCAATCTCTGGTGTAATGTCACTATTAGTTATATTAACTATAAATATCCCGGCCAAAGGTGTTCCTTCAGGTAGCCCTAGATCTGTAGCAGATAAAGCGTTAATACCAGAAAAGTCGTATGAAGTAGCCCCCGTCAATTTAGCGCTTAAATCTATAGGATCTCCAGTATAACCATCACCTAGATACATTACTAAATCCGTAATTGGTGAGGTAGAATTAAATACTAAGTTTATAGAATAAAGGTCTGAGGTGAAATCAAATTGTGTTATAGTTATCATGAGAGTTATTTTTATCAAAAGTACAAAAAAATCAGCATAAAGAAAAATAGCCCACCCTATTGAAGGACGGGCTATTAAAATAAACATCAAACCTAAATCTTACGATGTAGTAGGAGCACTACCAGAATCGTTAAACGCTAATAAAATTTGTTTGGACACTCTCACGTCTCCGTGAGCAGTTTTTTCATAAGTATCTTCATTGATAGCTTGTGTATCATAAGTAAGAGCCACATTAGTAAGAACTTTTGGCTCAAAGTTATTTCTCCAACTGTTGTAACGGAACGAATCTTGGTTACCCCAAGCGAAATATTCCTTCTCATGTACATAATTTCCAGTACCAGTACCATTAGTTCCGGGAACAGTTACGGTACCTAAAACATCTCCTTCAGGAGAAATAAGAGCTGCAGAGAAAGGCACTTGATTACCTGACTTTTTACCTGGTATGTATGTTTGAAGTATACCTGAAACTGTAATAACACCAGCAGTGTTTTCTACAAGAAGAGCAGTATTTCCTTCACGAGCTAAAGCTGCGTTTAATGAAGCTACAAGAGCATCAGCAACGTTAGTCACAGTATTACCAGTTTTTGCAACATATACACCATGCTTAATGTATTTACCTGTCATGCCTTTAATATCCATAGTTACCTGAAGTTGGTAATATCCACCTATAGTTGGCCCAGTAATAGTCACTGTTTCTGCATGTAAAGCAGGAGCAGCATATGATACAAGATCCCATCCAAGGAACGTAATAAAGTTACTTTGAATAATCTCAGTAGCACTTTCTCTAAGAACAAAACGTCCCCAACCAGTAGTTGCTATAGCATTATCTTTATCAAAGAAAGCCATTTCGCCTACAGGCAATTCAGATATATCCGCAATACCACCAACAGTGGCCGGTCCAGTAAAACCTACACAAGAAAGTACTTGTAAAACATTTTTTTGTGAGTTCATAATAATAAGTATTTAATTAATAAAAGTAATTTACTGTTGAGGTTGCGGCGCAGTCTGTGCAAGTACTTGCATATCCTGTAGTGCAGATGCAACAGCTATTTTTATAATGTTTTTAATATCGTCATCTTCAAAAGATAATTCTGTAGTTGCTACAGATTCTCCATCTATTTCCAATCCCATAGAAGTAATAGTTTCCAGTATTATAGGGTTCGCTCTTAAAGCTACAGTAGCTTTATATAACTTAGTTGCAAGCCCTGGGATCGATAAATACAACTCTATACGATTAATATAAGCTGCTCCCGATTCCGTCAAAGCTCTTAATACTTTATACCCATTAGGTTTTCTAAATGGATTCCTTATAGAGTCTTCTATTTCTGCAAGTCTTTCAGTAAATACCTCAAGATCCCTGTTATTATATAATTCTTCACTTGAAGTAACACGTACTCTTTCTCTCAATATCGCTTTAATCGGATTCGTGAATGTCACTATATCCCCTCCAAAAGCTGTAGTTCCTGCAGGTGTTATTGATTCTTCCGTGATTAGTCTGGCAAGCTTCATCGAAATCTGATGGGTAACTTCAAACTCATCTAGTAACGCATTGTAATACACATCCTGAGCTGCAGTTAAATATAAGGACTTTTCATATTCATCCTTATGTACACCTCCACTAAAAGCGTTAAACTGATTATCAAATAAATCACTAATTGTTTCCAGATTCATCATTTCCGTATTTATCGTAATAATACTTTTCTGCTAATCCTGTAGCTAACTTTAATATCTCCGGATGTAAACTCGGATTAAGGTTAGTGTTACTTGCTGCTGTTATCCCTCTAATTGATAAACCTCCTGTCAAAGTCTCTAATACAATTGGATTCGGTAAACTTACAATCCTTGCTTTATATTCAGTTAAAGTTACTCCCGGTCTTCCGATCAGTTCGACATATCCGTCTACCGTATCCGAATTTTCCAGTCTCCAAGCCGTCCGTCTTCTAGGATACTTATAAGGCTTGGACATTATCAATGAGTATTCTACCGCACTAATAGGTGTAACTACGTATTCTACATCTCCACTATCTTTCACAGTCTCATTTATTATACGTATAAACCCCTGAGACATCTCAAATACTACAGAACGATCATCTAACCTATCTACAGGTGTTGCATCGATAACCGGCGTATCTACTGTTATAAGTTCAGCAATAAGACTTAAATCAATATTAACAAGTTGCCTTGCTAAGTCCTCCGCAGCTTGAGTTAATATTACAGACTTTTCATAATGGATGAGGCCAGGAGCCCCACCCTTATTTATGTTTTCATATATAATATCAAATTCTGCTGCAAATTCTGCTAATTCCATTATTTACCTAATTTAGCGTCAACTCTATTACGGATATCCGCATTGTTATTGTGTGCTAAGAACTTGACTGCATTTGAAAGTGAAGGAGATTCCCCTTCTCCACAAAGTGCAATACCGTCTTCTAAATGATACAAACCGTTAACTTCCTTAATCACACCTGATAATACAGCCCTTGCAATAAGACCTCGTACAGCATAGTTATCTGTATTATATACTTCTACTATTTTACCAGGATCTAACTCCACCAAATCAGCAAGTTTTGACTTAATCCAAGTAATGCTTGTATCAGGTGAAACCCTAACTCCCATTAAATATAAGAACTCTTTAAGTCTTTCTGTACTTGTTTCTACTTTATCAACAATTTTGTAAGCTTCTTTTTTTACATTGAAAGACTCAACTTTACTATTTTCTTGCTCACCATCACGTACAATAACAAACATATAAGTCTGCTTATTTTGACGTTTTAATTCTGCTAAAGTAGGGGCTACTGTATTAGCATAAGTTAATAAGATCTTCCATCTAATATAATCTATAGGGTCACTTAAATTTAACTTAATACCTTCTTTTAATAACTCAACTTTTATTGTATCCCAAAAATTATCATCTGATAAGTAAGGATTTAACCCGTTTTTTACTAAACCCATTGCAGGTTCTAAGTAAACTTGCTCTTCTTTAGTCAGTATCTTTTCATATTTAAAAGTACTACGTGATCTTTTTGGAACGAAAGTTCTTTTACTTCCTTCCATCATACCCCCATAAAGGATATGTTTTTTATTCGTTATCGATCCTCTTTGTCTTTTAACAAAGTTAACCTGAACGATCTCATTCGGTAACTCAAAGTCCACCCTTTTCGTTACTTTAGTAATCTCTTCTGTTACTTCTTCCATACCTGCCGTATTTAAAATTAAAATTAATTCTCATATAATGGTGAGGAAGTACTAGTGCACTTCCCCAGGCATTATTTATTCGAGTAAAGTTGGAAGTATAACCGCAGTCCTAGAAGGATCTTTAATTGCAGCCCCTAGTGACCCGTAACGAGTATAAGTAGCGCTATCCTCCTGTGTTCCCATATGCATGTTATTAAGTTCACCAGTCCAAGGATTACGGAAACCAGCTAAATAACCTCTCATATCACCGGCTTTAGTTCCTAATCTTACAATGTTATTAGTGTCCATCGATCCCATAAAGATAATGTCCATTCTGTAACTTTCAGCTACACCACCACTAGGGTGATTAATCTTGTTACGAACTTTACTATCATAGCTGTTATCAACTTCAACTTTAAGTACAATGTTATTAGGAAGTAACCACTCGGTAAATTGGAATCCACCTTTAAGTGAACGTGAGTGTAAGTTAGAAGAAGTTGTTTGAATCAACTCAGGATTATAAGTAGTAAGGTTATTCCAACCTGAAGCTTCTGTAGCAGCCGCTTTCGAGATTTGAGAAGCACCTCTTCGTCCTGTACGTATTACAAATTCAGCAACATTTTCCACATCTTCTCTACCTTCTACCATATCAGTAAGAATACTTTCAAGTAGTTCGATAGTAATATCATCAGTAAAAGTTACATTAGATACTTCCATTTGCTCACGTAATCCAGCACCTTGCTTAATATAGAAACCAGAGGCTCCTAAATCAGTGTAAGATCCGTCTTCATTTCTGTTAGAGCGAGCAAACATATAAGCACGAGCTTTTTCACGTTCCCATTGCTTTTCAAATTCCCATTCTGCGTAAAGCATCCAAACAGTGAATTCTTTAACGTCTCCTTCTTGAGTATGACCTACGAATGTACCAGCAACCTTTCTGTCCATCATATTACCAGGAACCTTATGTTCCATACGTAAAGTAGTAAAGCCATTTCTCATATCGATAGGAGAAGTGAAAGTGATATCACCACCTTTGATAGACATAGTATCTTCCACAGGTGAGAAGTCTTTAGAGAATCTTTTTCCTCCAATAATTTCTGCTGGTGGAACACCAGTCTTAGCAGCGGCACCCATCAACTTAGTAGTATAAGCCCAGCCATCTTCTACAGATACTGCAGGGGCTACTACACGGAATTGATAGATTTCATTCTTTTCACCAACAAGTACATTAACGTCAGAGAAGTATTTTTCCGGGAACACTAATACAATCTCTTCACCATCTTTACCATTTTCCGTTTGGGCAGCAACAATAGTACCTGCAACAGTAGCATAAAGTAATGGAACGTTTTTCTCATCATGTCCTGTAAGTCTCCAAGTAAAATCTTCTTCTACATCTAAGGTTTCTTTCGGAATCTTTTCAAGTTCCCCAGAAATGGTGCGAACTCCTGATCCAGCTAAAAACCTTACAATAGAACTTTGAAGTACTTGAGGCTTATTTTGAAATAACAGACCTAATTGATTTGCTGTAACCAAACCAGCAAAGTCTTTTACTTCAGTCATCTGAAATTTACCTAAATTTAAACTCATTTTTATCTATTTTAAAGGGTTGTTTACTAATCTATACCGACAATATCTGGCATGTTACTGAGATCAGGTTTAAATAAACCTGCACCAGTGGCGCTCATTTCTACGCCTGTGCTTTGTACTGCCTCTCTTAATCTTCTGGCTGCTTTATTCTCAGCCTTACGTTGTAAATTGCCCATATCTGCAAAACCATTGGTTAATACATAAGCAGTATACAACCTTTTTTCGAAGTCTACCGGATCTTTTAATCTGTCTGCAGTAAGCGCATTAACCGGAACTCCTTCTTTTGTTGTTTCTGTGGCGGTAGTTATCGCATTATAGATTTTATCTTTTAACACTCCATCTACTTTTACAGAACCAAAAGCTGTGTTCATACCATACACTTCATCTTTTAACCTTTTTAATTGGTCTAGTTCAATTTGTTTTGCAGCTTCCTGAGCATCTACTTTCTGTTTTTGATCTGCTTCAAATTGTTCTTTATTCCGTGTTACGATATTTGCTTTAGAATGGAAAGCTTCTTCTATATCATCCCCACTTTGAACAAGCCTATCAATCTGTTTAGATATCCTGGCATCCTCCCATCCTTGAGTTTTCAAGTCCTCGCGAATCAACTCGACTCTTAATTCCTTGTTATCTTGGATATCCTTCTCACTGATTTCCCCAAGGTTTTCTATAGTATTAATAGTATTCCTTGTTAATTGCTCATCCATTCCTGCTTCCATGGCTTTCATATACATAACCTGTTTATCTGTCAAGTTAGCATATTTACTAGCCTCTATTTCTTCTTGTACCACCTTTACAAAGTCATCCTCTGTTTTAATACCAGAAACGTCATCAAGAGAAGAAATAACTCCTCTTTCTTTTAGAAATTCAGCCAAAGCTGGATATACTGAGGTGGCAGGTGGATCTTCAGTACCAGAGTCATCCTTCTCTTCTGACGTTTTACTTTCTATATTTTCAAGGACATCTACCACCTTATCGACGTCCTCTTTAGTTACTTCTTTCTTTTCTATAACCTTTTCTTTGGTTATGTTCTCAGTTTCTACTACCTCCGGTATTTTTATCTCCGGTTTAGTTTCTTCTTCCATCCCCTCGTCAATGACGCCGAGACTGTCGATAAGAGCATTATCCAACATGCTAATATCTAATTCTTCTTCTAATCCTGCCATAGTGTACTAATGTTTATGTTTACAAATATAATAAATAGTTTATTACAAAAATGAGTATAAATCTAGGGTCTTTATTACTAAACTGCACAGTGTTTATTACGCTGCTGTTGTCTTCTGTTTTTGTATCTTTTCACGTTCAATAGTCATTTTACCTGCTAACTCCTTAATACGCATTAATATATCTTCTTTGTTTTCTGTAGCATCCTGGTTGATCTGCTTATCAACTCCTTCCTGTTCCATCTCTTTAAGTATAATCTTAGTGGCGTTATTCGAATCCACCTCGTATAACTTTGTTTGACGTTCTTGTTCTTTTTCTGCTTGTTGAGCTGCAAGTTGTTCTTGTTGCATTTTAGCTCCTTGTTCTTGTTGAGCTCTAGCCTCTTGTTTCATATCAAACTCAGCCAACTCTATTTTACGTCTCTTCTCTGCAAGACTATCCGAGAACAAGATATCTAATACTACACCGTAATTACCTCCATTCTGCATAAATGCTTGTGAATACATCTCTAAACTCTGTTTCATTTCAGCAGATTTCTTAGATACAGTTATGAATATAGAGTAGTCACTGTCTACGAATTCATCACCATCAATACTAAATACTTCGAGAGAGAAGTCATCCAATATATTCTGTGCCATCTTTTTATTACCACGTAAAGCTACTTTAGCTGTTTCAAGTAATATCTGTAATGACTCAAGTTTAAATTGTTGATGTTGATAAAACTCATAGGCTGTATTATTGTTACTTTGCATTACAGATCTTTCTGTACTTCCTACAGTAGCTGAAGCTTGTACAGCTCCTTCTCTTTGCGGCGTAATACCTACAATCTCTGACATCTCTGCTTTTATAAACTGTAGTAAATTAATATGTTGTTGTATGTAATTACCAGTTTCCATATCCAGAACTTTCCCGGATGTATTAAAAGTACCTGCCAGTTTACCTGTGGCTACTCCTTTGGTTACTTCTTTAAAACTATCAATAAAAGCTATACCACCTTTATAAGCATAATGCATCCATTTCTCTACTGTCCACCCTCGTGGTATCTTAGCTAGATCAACTTCCATTATTTTACCCATGTTCTTTTTCAAGGCATCCATTACCCTATCCCATACGATATCATATAGGTATTGATAAGGTTTCATTTTTGATAGGAAAGAAACAACTTTTCCTCCAGATGTAGAATTAAAATAGCCCACTATACCTGGATGACCTTTAGATATATTACCTTCAGAGTTAAATTGCACAGGACGAGGCCCTACTTTTTTATATAACTTATTACCTATCTTAGAACCTTGCCACCACTCCTCTATCCATACTTTATCTACCTCTTCCCCTAATTCTTGATTAGGTATGTATTCTTCAGACATTACCTTTTCGTATCTTTCTCCTGATTCCGGATCTATACCTTTTACAATATATACCTGTTTAAGTGAACGCCATAAAACTTTTAAATGCCGAATATTACCGTTACCATCTACTGTAGAACCATTGATAGAGTAAGGACGATCAAAAGAGGCGGCCTGTACCATACCATCTATAATGATACCTTCTGAACTAACCATGTTTTGTTTATGTACATCTCCATTATCGTCATATACAAGACCTTTATTGATCATCTCAACTTCATCTGGTTTTAACTCATCATAGTACATATCAATTAACTTCCCAGGTGAGAAGTAATCCTCTATAACAATAATGTCCGAATCCGATATACGATTAGAGTGACTAGAGTATAAGGTATGTACTTTTTTAGGATCCAGTTTAATAGCTTCCGGAACACCGGCTATAATGTCAAACATCAGTAACTCTTCTCCGTAGACTAACCTGTCCATCATACACTCATTAAACTTCTCTTCTATCTTTAAAGCTTTATAGTAGTGCTTTAGGATTTTAGTGGCACGTACTTCTTTCAAGTCTTTCCAGGTATACTTAAAGTATAAGTCCAATTCTTTCATCTTTACTTGTAGTTCTTCTTCAGAATACTCAGATTCAAGAAGCATAGTAATCTTTTCGTCAATAGCCGCTTTCTTGTTCTCTTCTTTATTAGCGATACTATTAGGATCCGTAACCATAACAGCCCAGTCGAAAGGTTCTTTTGTAGCTTCCCCCACTAATAATTCTATCTTGGGACGTAAAATAGGTCTATGTTGTATCTTCTTTGGTACATAGGCATTTAGAGTACTTGAAGTATCTACAACCATCAGTACATCTTGCATATTAAGCTTACCATCAAATAGTTCTGCATTAATAGTCTTTTCTATTACTGAACGCCTTACTTCTTGGTTACTTAAATAAGATATACCACTATCTATTGCGTTAATAGTTTCTTCTTTCCAAACTTTAGTCTTAGTTCTGAAAGATTTCTTTTGTTGAGGTAATCTGATTATATTGGCCATAATATTTATTTATAATGTTATATCTGCAAATTCTGAATGTAGTTCTGTAAACTCTTTGTCTCCATTAAAGAATGGATCATTATCATAGTCCTCTTGTCTGTCTTCTTCTTTTTGTGAACGTAACCCTTTAAGTCTGTCTTCTCTTAATATAAATAACATAATACCTGCCGATATCCTATCAAAGTTTCCATTAATATTCCAACTAATTGCTTCTCTTATATACCCTATACTTCTTATGTGTTTGTACGCCAAGTCTTTATAGAAAAGGTTATGGGTTATCATCCAGTCAGCCTGAAGTCTTCGTCCATACCCGTTTATCTGCATTGTAGGCGGAGTGCCCTTAGCTTTATTACCGTAACTTTCTCTCTTAGCTACATAATCCATATCCTTTAGTACACTTGGTGTATCTGCCAGGTAGTGTAATTTATTCTTGTTATCAAAATACCCGAACATACCTTTCAGCTTGTTCTCGTAATTTATAATAGCGTTATAGTAAATAGCAAGTTTAAGTGCCAGATCAAAATTATCAGAGGCTCTTCTAAAACGACCAGTCCACTCTGCTACAATATTATCTGTAAAGGTATCCATTATAAAAATAGAAAACAAGGAAGTACCGTATTCATCATCTACAGTATCTGCTCCTCCTATATATCGCATGTTAGATACAGCACCATCTACTCTCTTAGGCATCTCAAATATCTCTACAGCTCCTTCAGTGTCGGCACGTTTGATTGGCCACTCTCGTATAGGTGTTTTATTAAAGTTAGGTTTAAAGGTTACACTGTCAGATCCAGCCCAAACCAAATCCCCTATGTAGTGAGGTGCTGTGAAAGATGGAATTTTTGGCCCTATTTCAGCTAACCTTTCTTTCAATTCATCTACAGGAAAAACGGTTCCTTCTATACGCATGATAGCTTCCTGCGGTGTAAACGGTTCTTCTGCTTTGGCCTGAGCTATATCTTCTGCATTAGTTGCACTATACTTTATATCCAAGCGCACCTTAATTACTTCTTCCATAGCTTTTATTACATCCGAGTTACCTTCTTTATCATAGCAATCCGAACGATTCAAGTACTCCGGATGAAAGAATCCACATGTCTGTCCTTTAATATTCTCATCATATACATTTTCTACGAAGTGTACTCTGTAAGCTTTAGGTTTATAGAACAAAGCTTCAAGTCCTTCAAAGTTGGCCCCTTTTTCACCTCCGGTCCCGAACGCTACCATATAACCGAATATACGATGACCTTGTTCCATTGACTTCTGTGCAATACGCCATGACTTAAGAATGTTAGGGAATATACCGGCTTCTTCCCAGAGTATAAGTTTACCTCTCTTTCCCCTTGCTTTACCTGGATTATTCTTCATCGTTACGCCAGTAATGCTAGACATAAACCCAAACTCACTTGGATCCCCTGGTTTTTTATAACCAGCTTTCTTCTCCATCATAGTATCCTTAAGTCTTAACTTCTTAGCAAACCCTATGTACTTATTACCGAAGTTTAAAAAATCCCAAGTCTTATTTAGTATCCCGTCCGTATCCAGATATTCAGTATCACTAGCAAAAGCATAAGAAGCACTAGCCTCGAATAACTCGTAATTTCTAGCAGACATTGCAGCAGCTTTATAAGAATAACCACGACCCCTGGTCTTTAACACAGAACCATGTTTACCTTTAAGATCTCCTTGATCTATATAATGAAAAAAGAGGTAATCCCCGTCCCAAAAGTCCGGAAATCCCTCTATTCTCTCTGACTTAATACTACCATCCTCTGCACGTTCTTCCCCTATAATTTCTGCTTTCATTATAGGACAATAGTTCAGATAGAAGTAGTAGTAGCCAGTGACCCACTCGCCGTCTAATTTTCTTATATAGCCTTCAATACATCTTCTTTTCTCTTCATCCCAGAACTTCCTATAAGGGCTATTGGGATCCTTTGATGGATAAGCTTCTGTATAATGTCCGTACTTCTCAAAAGTTATAGCTGACTTTCTAAAGTAATTTGTATTTTCTAATATATGCGGATCAGCTACATTTATTTTAATCTTATCATATTTATCTCTAGGTAAATCTGAAGCTTTTTTCCTATTAGGATCAAGCATACGTTGTACTAATGTAATACTATCTATAGTTTTCACTAATTCCCTATATTCCTCAGTAGATTCTTTAAATCTAGTTACCATACTTCACACATTTAATTACAAATGTATGAAATTTTTAGCCATCTTCATAAATACTTTTTTGACCGGCACCTACAACACCATCATCTAGTTGCTGTTCTTTCTTAACAAAAGCCTCTAGTTTATCAATATTATCCACCATATTTGGTAGTTTAGTAACGATATCTGAAAAGACTTTTATTTCGTCAAGATCATCCATATTTGTTTTATCAATAGTAGCAATCGCACGTAATAAACCACTATTAACAGCTCGTATCAATAAAATCTTTGTAGTATCCTGTTCTTCTTTATAAAACTCGATAGCCTTATACGTCTTCTCATCTATCTGTAGATTACGATTAGTGTAAATTACATTTCTAATCTTAGCTACACGAGCTTCTACTTCTAAAATAGTATTGAAGTCAGAACGATAATCTGCAGCAAACCATATCAGTCCCATCTCTACAGTAGCTATCCCGGGATCCTTATACTTATCCCGAATAGCTTTAAAGGCATCTATTAACCAGGCTTGTGGTTCTATGACAACAAGACCGTCCGAATTTAAACTAAACAGATTTCTCATATACCCATTTTAATTTATGTGTATTTACCCGTAGATAAGGTATGTCGTCGATGTACTCAACAGGTGGTACTGTTACTGTACCGTCCGGTCCGATTCCATGTTCGTAACCACCGTGTGTCTTAGGTGTCACCTTTATCTTAGGAAAAGTATCCGGATTAAGTTCTACTTCTTCTCCTACCTCAACTCCAGAACCAGGACCACAAGCCAGAACTTTCTGTCGATTTAATACTTCACCCTTACCTGCATTAAGAATGATACCACTAGGACTTACATCTTTAGTCCTGCAAGTAGTTATAATGTGATCATAGAATAACCTCAACTTAAGTGGATTTTCTTTAGTTGCTTTTGTCTTTTCTGCTTTTAATAGTTTTGCCATATTTATTTAGTATTCTCCCGAATCCGGGAATGTTAATATTTACTGCATGTTTCCTTATGTATTCTTTAGACATATGCTTTAACTTTACTTTCGTCATCATCTTGTAGATATAATTAAGAAAGTGTCTATACACTGCAAAGACAATTTTAGGTCTTATACCCATCTCTTTCGCTACTTCATTTATTATCTTCTCGAGTATCTTGTCCTTCATATCTTATATTAAACGTAAGGTTTATATTACCGAAATCAGGAATAAAAGCTGCTTTTAAAGTATCACCAGAGATAATACCTTTCTTTCTAAAAGTAACTAAGTAGTTCCTAAATACCTGACGACTCATCTTAAATTTATCAGTAATGTCTTTACGCGCACTTTTATCCAGGTACAGTTTCTCCGCTACAGCGGAATCGTACTTATCTTTAAGTTGTTTATAAGTATAGATGATTTCTGTCAATACCTCTATCTCTTTATCTGTAAGTTTATGGAACTTGTACAGTATACCAAGATACATAGCAATAGCTTTCCTGATATCGCCTGCTTTTAAATTTAACTCCATCCTGCCACCTTTAATTATGTATTAAACTTGCCTTTTAATTGTGTATGAGAATAATGTTTACCATCTACAGGTAAATGATTAGTTCTCTCTACTTCTCCTGTAATATCATAGTACTTGTCACCTATCTTAGTTATTACATGGTCATTATCATAGTAACAAATAGCGTTAGCGAATTTTCCTAATAACTTAAAATAAAAATCATAACAATGCCCGTTAAGATAATAAGTTATACCGGTTCTCTTTCTAATACTCGCTATAAAATATAAAACTCTATCTTCTGTATTCATAGAGCTGCAATTAAAATACTTAACCAAACTGCTGCAAAAGCTACTATCTCTATCCACCAGATTTTAAACTGGGATGTAAACCATATTATAATTATACTCATGATAGCAATAGATGCAATATACCAATTATGTAGATCCCCCAAAATCCCTATAAACCCAAGCAGCACTCCACCATAAGCGCCTACCATATGTACTTTGTAAGTTATAGCCCAGTCTTTAAATGCTGCCGCTGCCCCTACAAAACATATAAGGCCCCCAGCTAAAAAGAACCAAGTAGAATTCCCTACTAACATTATAGGAATAGCAAATCCCCATAAGGTTAAAGTAAATATAAATTGCCATCTCCTTGGTAGATCATAGTAACTTTCAGATATACTTTTCTGAATACCATACTTTAAAGCTATATATTGTACATAACCTATAAAGATCGCTGCTGATATAATCAGTAATGCTATTTCTCCTTTCATATTAAAAGTACATTAAATTTATTAAATCTCCTACTGTTTTTATTTCTTTACCATCATTAAACCATCCGGCACCTTCTCTAAGTATTTTTATAACGGTACCGTCTCTGAATGTTTTAGAAAATAGATTAGACTTTTTTACGTCTCGATCAAAACTAAAATAGTCCAAATCTTCTAAGGTAAGTTTACCTGCTTTAAATTTATCTGAAAATTCTGTCATGTCTATTTAATTATCATTTAACCACTCTTGACTAAATTTATCTCGTCCTATGTACTCATATTCTTTATCCCAGAATCTCCACCAAGGATGGTGTAATATCTCTTTTACTACTACCGTAGATGTATCACAGATAGTAGAGCAACTATCATATCCACACTTAGGGCATACCCCTCTACTATAATACCTTGCATTACGTCCTAACCTTTTGCGACAGTTTTCACAAACGTCTATTTTATACCAGTCACTCTCTCTAGGTTTATTACTCATTATTTATAGGTTAAGTAGTTTTTTAATCTCGGTATTGATGTAACTATATTGTTCATTAGCCATTTTTCTTCCTTCTTCAAGAACAACGGTATTTAAATGTATTGCCGTCTTTTTACGCAGAAGTAATAAGTCATGAAGCTGTGGTAATATATGCAGTAAACTTTTTGATTCAAAACCTGCAGATCTATTTACTTCTTCAAGATGTTTTATATTTGATAACGCCTCACTCATTTCTTAAATTCTATATCAATTACTTTAGTTCCCCCAGTACAATTATTTTTAGTCACGGCGTAGTACTCTTTCTTTCCCCATTTTATAAACCAGAACTTATGTTTCCTTTGCCAGTAATAAACAGTAGTGGCATTATAAGTAACTTTTAAATCCTCGAATATTATTTTATCCTCAGCCCAATTTACTTTACCTATTACTTCGACACAATCATCAAATCTATGATTAAATTCTTTATACGTAGAATCTACGGTTTTAATAAGTGTAATAGTTGTGTCATAAGAATGTTCATATTTATGATTGACAGTCCGTTCTATATGACGATAATTCAACTTCAAACTATCCCTTAACTCTCTTAGAAGCGAATCTTGCTGTACATAGTACTTGTTGAATTCTTTTTTCGTAATCTCAAGGACTTTAGAATCTCTTTCCAGGAGAAGTTGTGCTATGTTGTCAGTAAGCCTTCTATTTTCTGCATGAAAAGCTTTCATGGTAACCAGCATGAAATAAATCACTATTGCAAATCCAAGAAGAGCAAAGTATGTCCAATTGTTTTTTATAAACTTAGCTATCATTATCTACTTTTTTAATGTATTGAGAACAGTCCCTTATAATATTTAGTATTATTATACTTGGTTCAGGATATACACAGTGTATAGTATTAAACAAAGGTTCCCCTTCTTCTGTTACTTCTCTAAAAGCAAAAGCATAAACACAGTCTTTACATTGAGTCTCTAGTTTGTCCATTTTTTATATACTTTTTATATTCTTTTTCAAGTTTCCCATACTCTACTCTTTTTCGATACTTTAAATAGATCTGTATGATAAGTAATAGTACATACACAGCCCCCATAATTAATATAAAATATATGGACCAATCCGGTACCGTTTGTAAGTACAATATGAATTCTCTAATACTTTCTATCATTTTATTTTATCTATATTAGTTAAATTATATATCATATATCCTTGTTCAGTCTGACTGCCGCTATACTTAAAGATCAGTCTTACTCTCTCTACTATTTCTGATTTCTTACCACCGCTCATTTCAAATAAAGGTAATAAAGTACCGGGTATCCAATCGATATCTATAAGACCGGATATCTGTTCAGGAACTTCCATCAGTTTAGTTAAACCGCAAAACTCTAATTGTATAATCATATTAGTCTGTTCTTATTTTTCTAGGTAAACAATTTCTAATAGTCCTTTTAACTTTATTATAATACTTTAAGTTTTTCCCTCTAATATTTCTAGGTACGAACCAACCTTGTTTAGACTCTAATCTTTCTCTTTCTTCTTCGTACAAATAAGCTTCACACTCAACCTTATCTTCATAATCATATAATAAATGATCCATATCATTAGAAGTAATACTTGTAGGATCCTGCTCGTTTTGAGTACCTGTATCAGTTATTACCATACTTCACAGCTCTTTTAAATGCAAATCTTTTAGCCATACCTAAGTTAATCCCTTCTTTATACAAGGCGGCCTTTGGGTTACGTAAAAATATCCACCAAGACAATACCCATTCTTCTTTAAAAGTCAATTTTGTTCTATGCATAACTAATCTGATTTTTGTAATCTGGACCACTCATCCATTATATCTTGATGTTCTGCTTCTCTGAATTCTTCTTTAGATATATGATCAACTTCTATTATAAAGTCCGAATCTTTTACCATACCACCTACTAAATTCTCCAACTCTTCATCGTTCTCAACTTCTTCATCTATAGTTGTTTGAGGAATATATTCCATTGGCCTATTAGGCATTTTAACATAAGCACCTACGTTTCGCAAAGAGTACTTTCTTAACATTGCAGATTGATTAGCTACACTCATTTGTCCTAACCAAGTATTATACAACTCATCAGTAACATTCATCACCTTTTCCGGATCCATGGAATATATAGTAAACACATGATCGAGATTACCTTGTCTTTTTTCTACAGGAATCTTATCAACAATCTCACAGATCTCTTTTATAGGGATAATATATGTCCGTGTATCAGGGTTGTATCTATGCATAGCGGTTGTTTAAAAATATATGCATTAAACCTAAAGTACTAAAATGCCTATAAGCAGTCTTTCCACTAGCCGTTTTATAAGCTACAGTAATCCTTCCCCTGTTTTCTCTTCTTGCCGTATGTGATACATGTATCCATCCCGGTTGATATGCATTACCAAATTCCCAGATTAACTGATCAAACGGTGTATTCTTTACCAAGAAATCAAACATCTCCCCATTAGTAACATCACTATAGTCATCATCTATATCGATAGCTTCACCTCTGAAATGTTGAGAATTAGGTGTATGTTTCCTTAAAAAACTTTCAATCTTTATAGGCACACCAAAAAATTCCCTTAAAGGCTCAAAACAATTTTCAGCTACTGCCTTCATTGCTTCCAATTCTCCTATAGTTGGTGTATTATCTACACCGGCTCTAATAGCACCATGGCTATTGGTAGCCTCTTTATACGAAATATGATCAGATATCCTTTCCATTTTGTTTATCTTTAATTTTAAATACTGTTTTATGTTTTTTAGGAAATACTGTAGGAGCAAGCCCACCTTTAAAACTATCCCAGAATATTATACCAGTAGTGAGTATGGTATGATACCATTTATGTATATCCATACCATTGGGTAAAGTTTGTATATCCATACGGATAATGGTATTTTTACGTAACTTATTTCTTTGTCTTGCTTTCATCCTTTGAATATCATTAATATATAAAACACTATACTAACCAAAAGTAAGCCAGCACTTAAAGCAACAAGAAAACTGGTAAACAATATCCAGTAACTAATCGGGTTCTTTCCTTTCATTGAATTCATTTTCATATCTTCTTTGTACAACAATTGCTATAACAAAATTAAGTTCTTTTAAACGACCTGCTAACACACATAATTCCTGTCTAACTACTTTTCTTTCATCAAGTAGCTTCTCCATTAATAATTGATCTTTAGTTTTCTCCATGGCATATAATTTATGCCTGCCAAGTTACGACTTTTGTCTCACTCTTTCAGTTAATCCCACCCTATAAATAGGTTTCATTGTATGATAATCAAACGTCTTTCCTACAATAATCTCAACATCAGGATCTTTAACATTTGTATTAAACCATTCAATATCCAGACCTACTTCTTTCAACTTATATATTAAATCGTTAACCAACTTTAATTGCTCTTTCATATCTTATAATAATATATCATATTTTGTTCTACTTCCCTCAATAAGCTTTTTATCTCTAAGAGCTTTAAGACTATTAGTAATCTGTTGCATACTAATACCAAGTAACCTCGCCAAACCTTTACGTAGGGTAGGTGTAAACTTTACCTTCCCTTCTTTATCCGCAAGTTTAAGTAAATACGCAAACACCTTAATATCCACCGCAGACTTAAGACCGAATATCCATGAAGTCTCTTGTTCATAAAGCTCCACTAATCTTTCATTAGATGCATATAAATGCTTAACCCTATTCTTTCTAAACCATGTATCAAACGTGATCATATCTTTAACTATTCAGTAACATCCGGTATCTTACCTAGTAAAATATCATCGAAACTTATTATCTTATAATTAGCGGTATCATCAATAGGCACCCAATCCTCTGACTGATCGTCGGCCCATATTATATGATAACACAATCTAGATCTCCCTTTATCAGGAGTCACTATTCCGACACCTATTATCTCAGCAGGTTTACCTGTTTTAAACGAATACCGATGTATTCCTACATAATATGCTTTACCTACTATCATATCTTTACTCTTATTAAATCCTGTTTCAACGAAATTTCTATTATATGTAAATCGGTATTGATACCTACAGAACATATAGCCCATGGAGATACTTCATCTATCCTTTCTTGTGTAGTTAAAACCATATCACAATTAAGTTCATACTTAAAAGCAGGGACAAACTCATCAATAGTCGGTATTCTATACCTATCCATAGTATGAAGTTTCATCCCACCAATTCAATTAAAGTATTTTTTACCTCTTTAAGCCTTTGATTATACACATTAAACAAACCAAGATACATATTTAACTCATTCACCACACCAGGCTCTAAAGGCTGTTTATCTGCTTCCACCAAACTAGGCTCCTTTTTAAAAGACCATAAAATATTTAACTTATCCTGGATTACAGCAGAACTGTCATCCATAACATTCAACTCTTCTCTGAACCGTCCCAAGATATCCTGAAACCTTGATTCTACTGCCATATTCGCAGTTCCTGTTGTCATTTCCATTTTATTTCTATTTAAAATTGTACTAATATTATCTATAGGATCAACACCACCAATATACCTTCCATTTTGATTACCTTCCCCTAAATCCAATATAACCATTCGATAAGAAGTACAATCATCATAACGTATACTTGAACTGATCTGTTTAATCATGGTGTAAAGATATATATAATATTTGTTATATCAAACTTATAAGTGTGGTTAGCAGATATAAAAAAAAGAAACACCTTTCGATATTTCTTCTTACTAAAAAATACGTGTATAAATTACGAGACAGTAATAATCGTTTCTGAATTTATTGTTTGTGTTGCTGTTTTTCCATCAAACTGAGTTATTTTTACTTCTACATCGCTTACTCCACTTTCTAATATAGGCGTAACTGTATAATTACCACTCTCAACATCATAAACAACCGTAGCACTTCTATTTGTGCCATCTTTTAAAGTGTCTACCCCATCCCCCAACCAGATAGAAAAACGTTTTGTTATTAGATAACCTGAAATAAACATAACCCCAGACTTTGGTACAGTAACTCTTGTTCTTGTAAGACATGCTGTATTCCATATAGGTTCAGCCTTTTCTATATCAGAACCAATTGATGGGGCCGAATGTGTCCATCTATCTGTATCACCTGAATTGGTTTCTGAATATTCATAATTTAATTGTCCTGATAATTCAGCATCTACATTTCTACTATGTACAATATTTACTCCTGAATCATCAACATCCTGAAATATATATAAATACCCTAAATAATTAGTTATTGAATTAAGGGTGTTTCTACTTAAATATTCATTTTTATTGATCGCTGGATCTCCTAATATGGCTGAAATACTCGCAGAATAAGCTGGATTTGTATAATACCAACCATCAGTACCATCATAACCATAATCAGACATTCCAAAATTATCAATCGAGGCATTAAATAAATCGGGAAACTTAGCACAGACACCTAGTACATTTCCACCACCACCAGACCACCCAGCAATTACTTTTATTTTGTTATCTATTAAATTCGGAAATCTACTTATTACATTATATACGGCATCTGAAATATCCATTAATTCTCTTCCACTTGCATCTTTATTGCCTTGCGCTGATTGCCTACCTCTCATATCAACTGCTACTGCAAAATACTTATAACTTGCAAACTTCTCCATAACTGCCTGCGGAAATTCAACATCGTAATCGTATGTCCATCCATGCATTAGAATTAACAAAGGCATATTTGATAAACCGTTATCATAAGCGTATTTATATTCTAAATTAGTAATACTATCAATACTACTTTTATAAGTAACAATACCCTCGGTATAAGTACCTACTAAGCTGCCTTTAATACCTTGTGTCCCGATATTTAATAAATTAGATAAGATCACTTCCTGCGATTTTTATATTTTCTATTGTTATTTGATTTGAATTACTTGAACCGTCTATATTTAAAGAGCAGTCGAACATACACGGCATTGTTATTTTGTTTGTAAATGTATACTCTAGCTCCCAAACAGCCCCGTTCCATTTCCAAAATGTAACCTCTCCACTTCCAGGGGTGGCCGTGTCATCAACATAAACCCTTAATTTATCCCCGTCCACATATGTAAACCCTGAAATTGTATTAGTTGACCCTGATTCAATTCTTTGTATAACTCCGTTAGTATATAAAAACATACCAAATTCAACGGTATCATAATCAGCATCTAAATTAACATGTGATAATCCTAAAATGCCCTGATAATTGGCTGCATCTATAACTTTAAGGTTAAATTCAATCCATCCTATACCACTATTGATTTGCTGATCTGATGCACACCCGTATAACCATCCTGCGGTTGTTGCGGTCTTTTGAATATTTGTTCCGGCAGCCACTGCCAAACCTACATTGTCAATTACTGTAATCTCCTCTATCCCTGTAATATCATTATCAATAGGTTGACTTACTATTGTTGCTAAGTCGTTATCATTTAAATCCTTTGTTTCTCCTATTGTGCTATTATAGGCTAA